CTAGCTTTTGAGATGAAATTCGCTGTCCAGACGAATACCCTGTAAGAAAACTTCGTCGTGGGACACCACGATCAATGCCCCTTGGTACTGAATCAGCATCTGCTCCAGCGCGATTCTGCTGGGCAGATCCAGATGGTTATCCGGCTCGTCCAGCAACAGCAATTGCGGAGGGCGTTGTGCATACAGCTGCGTAGCCAAGGCTATTTTCAGCCGTTCGCCACCGCTTAGCTGGCAGGTCTTGAGCATCGCACGATTCGCATCAATTCCCATTTGAGCCAGGCGGGTCCGCGCCTCGGCCTCGGGCAACTCCGGATTACTCCCGTAGAGCCATTGCACTGCCGTGCGTTCGGGGTACTGCAATCCGGCGTGTTGATCCAGCCAGCCTACATGGCAACTGCGGATGACTTCGCCTTCGTGTACCGGCAGTTGGCCGGCGATCACTCGCAACAAGGTCGATTTGCCGCTGCCGTTGGCGCCCAAGATCGCCATGCGCATAGGCCCGGTCAGCGTCAGATTGATCGGTGCCGCGTAACCGAACGGGAGAATCACGTCGTTGAGTTGCACAATCAACTTGCCATTGGGCACTACGCTTTCCGGGGACAACATCATTCGTTGAACGTCCGGCGCACACCGCGCACGGGCCTCAGCAATCCGTTGTTGCTGCTGTTCCCGGGCTACCAGTTGATTGAGGCGCAATTTTCCCTGACTGTTTTCACTTCGCTCTTTCTGGGCGTTGGTGATCAGCTTGGTCTGATTGCCGTCACGGGCCTGGCGGTCACCGCGGGCATTGCGCCGTTGCTGACGCTCCATCTGCACGACCATCTCACGTTGCTCACGCTTGGCCTGCGCCCGCTCCCCCTGCAATGCCGACTGGAACGACTGCTGCTCCTGCTCGCGTGCCGCAGCATACTGACTGTAGTTACCGCCATAAACCGACAGCCCCATGGGCGAAAGCTCGACAATTTCGTTCACGTGCTCCAGAAGTCCGCGGTCGTGGCTGATCAACACCAGGCCGTTGGGCCAGCGATCAATCTGCTGCGCAAGCTTGTGTTGCTGATCGATATCTAGGTGGTTGCTGGGTTCATCCAGAATGAGCCAGTCGGCCCGAGACAACCACGCCCCCAGCAGCGCCACACGCTGCCGCTCGCCTCCACTGAGGGCGTCGGTACGGGAGTCTGCATTCAAACGGCCCAGACCGATCTTCTCCAGCTCCGCCTGAAGGCGTGTGGCGCAATCCCATTGGTCAACCGCTAGCGAATGGTCGTCATCGTCAACGCTGCCCAAGGCAATGCGATCCAGCGTTGCCAGAATATGGTCAACACCGGCCAGTGCAGCAACGCTAGGATAACGCTCGGGCTCCAGTAACTGCGCCACGGCGTAAACCTGCCCTTCGCGACGAACGATGCCGCTGGTGGGCAGTTGCTCCCCCGTCAGGAGTCGGCCAAGCAACGACTTGCCACAGCCATTGGCGCCCACGATGCCCGTGGCCCTGGTACTGAAGGTGTGGGTCAATTGATCGAACAGAACGCGCCCGTCGGGCAGGTTGTACGACACTTGATCAAGTTGAAGTAACCGTTGAGTCATGACGCGTCCTTAAACAAGCGGCCCGATAGGCACTGAATCACTCCCTGATGGTGCGCAACAGCACACGGCGGATGGGCCATGACCGTGAACACCTCCACCGGCCCCAGCAAAGCCGCGAGACGCAGGTTGATTTCGTCAAACTCGATCCGATGACCATTGAGTGTGAGCTGACTGTCGGCCCGCCCCAGATACGACAACTGGACTGAATCGCCTCGGACTCTCTAGACACTTTGCGAGCTCAATGGACTGCCCCCAGCATCGTAGACATCTCCAGCCTATGCCCCGATACGGGTATTCGCTGGTAAATTAGCCCAACGTCAAAAACTCTTAACCTTTTCATGTGAGCTCTTAAGCTCAAGTAGGTATGTGTCGCATGAAGATATGCAATTGGGCGTTTCTCGTCAAAGGGCCACGCTCCTCCTTAGAGTGCCTGCCTCAGATCACGCCTTGGTGGTCATTGAGCCTGTCGACTGAGCACCTCGAGTGGGAGGTATTCTTACCCGACGAACAACACGAAGAGGATTTCGAAAAGCAACTCGATATGGCCATTCAGGCAATTGTCAGAATGAACGGTATTGCTGTCAGCGCCGGACATCCCGGCCTGATCGAAATGACTCACCACGTCGAATACGACGCGCAAAACAACAGGTCTCTGGCCATTCCACTGCGAGTGGCTCTTAAAGTCACCAAGCTCAGCGGATTTGGTCCGACGGAGCCCGCATCGATTGATTTCTCCAGGATCAGTGCGGTCAAGCTCTCGATATTGGCCACCTTGCTGGATTACTGGGGACAACCAAATGCAGAGTCCTACGAAGGGTTGTATAAAATTTACGAACTCATTCAGTCAGTCGCCCCAGAGTTGCCCCGGGCCATATCCAACAACAAACTTTCTCGTCTAAAACAAACCTGCAACAACATTTCCTCAGGCCCTACAGCCAGACATGCAGACCTCAATGCGGATCCGGTGAGCAAACCTCTACCGCTTTCAGAAATAAGACAGACCATCGGCTATCTTTCCGAACTCTTCATTCAGTCCATCACGCTGCCTCCCCAGCAGGCTGATGACCCCACCCATGACCAAACCGCCGAAATCGCGCACCGGCCCGATGGGAGGGCATAGGGCATAATTGGTGCTTTCATCATCAGGAACTTCATAGCCCCCATCAACACGCACCTCTCCCGATGACACCATGTATATCCGACGACTGTACCGGAGCCTGAGCGATTCCCGGACCATTTCACTAGCAACAGTGAGCTCCGCACTGCCTATAGCCATCGCTAGTAGCTCGCTTCACTTTAACAAGCGACTTCGCACCTTCAAACTCTTGCACTAATACCACTGCCCAAGGGCACGAGAGTCGAACGCCGCTCAAGCGGCATATTTACCGAGACCCAAACAATCCGTGGGAGTAAATGTGGGAGTATTTTTGAGACATGAAAAAGCCCAATCTTTTCAGATTGGGCTAAGTCATTGAAAAATATGGTCGGGACGGAGTGATTCGAACACTCGACCCCTAGCACCCCATGCAAGCGGACACCTCTACAGCCCGCTAACTACAAGGCTTCGCGCCTGGCGCTCGCTGCAACGATGCCCAACAGTGCGCAACCGTATTTTACAAAGTCACTCGCAAAGTCACTGAGCCTTTTCGGCCCCCTCCCCCGGCGTCCTGCCGACCGAACACAATCCCTATTTTGAAACACTCCTGACATATGCCTGGCACGCCCGCAGCGCGATCAGTCCTTGATCGCCGTCACCGGTGATGGCGAGAATTCGTTGAGCATGCGCTGAGTCAAGTTTGGCTCGCGCGGCTCCATGAACCACGCCGACGGTGCCGGAGGTGGCAGGCACGTTGCAGCCACTGGCTGAATCCGCGGCGTCGAGAAGGACTGACAGCCGCAGATCAGAAGTGGCAAGGCGATCGCGCAGAACAGCCTGGTTGCGTTGGGCATCGGATAATTCCCTAGTGTGTTGTTGGTCCTGGCCGGCGAGCTGCTGCTCCAGGGCCAGGCGCTTATCGGTCTCGTCGCGCGCTTGGGCGGCGGCGGCATTGGTGATCGCCGCCAGGTCATCCTTGTGCAGGCCGGCCTGCTCGGAGAGCTTCTCGCCCATCCGCCAGTCCTGCACCTGCCAGGTAAAGCCGGCGGCACCGACCATGAGCGCCAGGATCAGCACTGCCAGGCCTGCCAGTTTCTGCGCGGGCGTCATGCCAGCACCTTCAGCGCTTTGTCGTGCAGCGCCTGTCGGTCGGCCAGACCATTCAGCCCACCGTTGATGCGCCGGGTGATCTTCACAAAATCGCCCTGGTCCGCCAGCGTGTTCAGGCCTTTCATAGACCAGAACCAAGCCGCCGACATCGCGGCGTGCTGCGGCAGCTCGAGCAGTTCGGGCTTACTTATCAGGTCAAGGCCCAGGGCTTCGCCGCACGCGGCGTAGTTGGCCCGACCGGTGATCTGGATCAGGCCCCGGCCGCGGTACTTGGAGCCGTCACCCTTCACGGTATTGCCCAGGTCGGCGCGGCCTTCATAACCGGCCTGCCGCGCCGTCGGCCCCCAGATCTCACGCACGTAATTCAATTGGCCCGACTCGTGCCCGACCTGGGCAATGAATGCAGCCGCGCGCGCCGTGCCGACAATGCCGTAACGGTTCATAGCCGTGTTCAGGGCCGGAACAAAAACGCCGGCTTGGCGGCCGGCGTTCGGGAGGATCTGCAGCAACTGCTGCTCAGTGATCGGCATGCTTTTCTCCAGACAAAAAAATACCCGCTCGGTGGCGGATACTGGTTTTCGTATCGGCTATCAGCTAGGCCTGGCCGGGCGCAGCCGGGGCTCTGGATATCCTTCGGCGCCTAGCTTCCAGGCGCGCAACTGAGTGCGGTAGTCGCGCCATTGACGATCTGTCCCATTGACTGTTTCTCCATCTTCGATAGCCTCCAGTAGCTCGCCTACAAAGCGGCGCTCGGCCTCAACCCACTGAGTTTCAAGCGCGATCAACGGAGCCAGTCGCGCGGACTCGTTCTCTATCTTGATACTTGCTGCCTTGCGCAGTTTTGACCAATCGATATTACTCACTGACTTGTTCCTTCTGATCAACAGGCAAAGGCTTTGGTAGTTCGATCATGCCGTTTTGGGTGATGGTGATAGGTTCTGGAAATGCTTGCTCCTGGCTGTAGTTCCAAGGGTTCGGCAATATTAGGCTTATTTCAAGATTGCCGGCCGAGCGAGTCACGTCACCAGAAAACCACTGAGACTGAATGGCGTCTCGCGGAAGTACGTCTCCATCTTCAACCTTGGAAAAGTCGAACGCTTCACCATTCACTATGATCGTGTCACCATCCTTCTGGTAAGTGACTGAATCGTCTCTTCGTTGCGGGCTGAATGTAATTTTCATACCTTCCACCTTCCGGTAACTGTATATACGACGGCGCAGTTTCTAGTCCCTGCTGTAGTTGAGAAGAAATAGAAGTTTCCTGTGCCAATGGATGGAGTGCCTATCCATATTGTTGCATCGGCAGTCGCCGCAGATAGCAAAATAGATGGGGTGCCTACAAAGTTTGCTGCTGTCGGGCCAATACCTTGGAGAACCGAGTTAAAAACTGCGCCGTTTGGACTGGCAATGCTTATCCCTGATTTATCTACTACTCCCCAGCAGAACAGAGTACCGTCTGCAAATTTTGTAAATTCTCCATTAGCATTTGATCCGCGCTCAATAATAGACCCGCTATCCATAGAGCCTGAAATATTTGCAATTGCGGCATTTCCAAGCCCAAGAGCGGCGCGAGCTCCTGGCTGTGTATCACTACCCGTGCCACCTTTAGCAACTGGTAATATGCTCTCGGTGGATACTGCGCCGAGACCTAGAGCAGATCGCGCATCAGTCTGATTAGATGAACCGGTACCGCCCTTCGCCACCGGCAGGATGTCATAGTTTCCGGTAGTGCCAAGCGCCGCCAACTTCGGCCCGAACTGGTTGTTTAGGGAGTTGAAGGCATCCGACAGCATCTTGTCATAGCCCTGTACAGGCATGATGGCGTAGGCCGCTCCGCTTACCGTTACCCCCTTATACGCTGGCAGGATAGAGATAACCGTAGAACTCGCGACGTTGGCGACCTCGTATGTCGCACCGTCGGGGCCAACGAATGAATCTCCATTCCTACTGCTAGCAGCGAAATCTACGTTCGTGCCAACTACAGTAGTGCTTCCATTTTGAACCGCAACTGTTCCCGCCCTTTGCCAAACCATATTTTTCTCCAGGCAAAAAAATACCCGCTCAAGGCAGGATATTCAAAGTTAAATGTTTAACTCTTCCTATGTGCCGGGAAGCCTAGCAAAAACAGCGCCAGGCGCCCCGATGTTTGTCCATGCTGAAATTGCGCTAACTCCGAACACTTGAAGCCTGTTCTCTGAATAGTTGAACCTTACAGCTGATGTCATCCAGTTCAGATGGTTTTGCAGTATCCCCCGGGAAAACGGATTGATCATGAAGTACTCATCAGATTGCAGCGGCGCAACAGATCCGTTTGCCCAGTAGTACGCCTGGGCAGTCCCATTTAGAACTACTTGCCCCTGATATGACCATGAGTTATTTGCTCGCGTGAAGATTACCGGGGCGGCCCCCGAGTCGAAAATCAGCACACCGCTTGCATCCCACATCCGCAGCCCGTAATCAGCCTTGCTTATTGAGGCAAACACAGCTGCAAACCACTTTCCGGCAGGCCTGAAGTCAATGTTAAGTGACGTGATGGAAAACCCAGTCCACGCCCCAGGACCTCCGTTAATGGTCATGCTCGTGTAAAGCTCATTCGGTCTAGCTGCGCTGTTCTGAATGAATACGCACGGCGGCTCCGGCGTAGTTATGGCGGACGGGAACGATACTGACACCGATGAACTGCCGGACGCCTGATAGGATCCACTGTACAGCGCACAAAGCCTAGGTTGCTCTGAGTCTATCTGTACATAGCTTCCATCGTTTACAACAGATAGGCCGAAAGTCAATTTTTGAACCTCATTACAAGCAGTCTGAACTGTATTGTTGATCCTATAGCGCCTGGCTCATTTGGGTGTTTTGAGCGCACAGTAACCGAGCCGACGCCTACAGACATAAACGGCATAGCGCTGTAGCAGTAGTTGTTAGCTGCGGCCTGGGTAGGAAGTATTACAGCTGTGCATGTTGCCGGGTCGAACCCGGCAATACTTGCAGTCACTATGGCGCCCATCGTTAGCGTGTATACGGCGTTATGCAGAACCTGATACGTAAAACTATCGGTATCCATTTGAAGATTGCCGGAAGCGTCCCACGTCCTTACCCCATGGCTCATACCGATAGATCTCCAAGTTGTACGCGCTTAACGTTGTTGGCGTCATATACCTTAATGGCTCTGTTGGTCATAGTCAGACGCCCACCACCAGGTGCTGGCCCGTTGAATTCCAGGTTCCCCGCCTTATCAAGGCGCCATCCTTGTACACCGGCGACATAGTTGTCCGATTGCAGCGCCTGGCCGATCTTCAGCATGCTGATGCTGCCGTCCTGAATGAACGCCGAACTGATGAACGTCTGCCCACCAGATACAGAGAACGGCGACACAGGCGTACCGTTCGCCAGATTCAGCAACATGAACGTGTCAGCCCTTACCACGAACTGCGACGAAACACCGGACGGATCAACCTGTAGCCCGAGACCAAATGCGGCAGCGTACTTTTGGCCGCCGGCGATGGTTTCCATCTTCACCGACCACAGGGTCGACAACTGGCCGTTGGTGTTGGCTAGCGCAGAAGCAGTCTCCTGAATGGCAGAGGTGTTCTGGCCCACCGTTGCTTGCAGTTGCGTGGTCTTCGTCGCCTCAGCCTCAATCGCGGTTGCCCTGACCTTGCTTTCCTCGACAATGGCGGAAGTACTTGACCAGCCCTTGAGAGCATCAGCCTTCGCACCGCTACCACTATCGTCGCGTGCAGAGGCGCGCAAAGCATTGGTAGTGCTGGCCTGCGCCGTGACCACGCCGTCGATCCTGGTGATATCGGTGGTGTTGGTGCCGACCTGCTGCGCCAAGCCGTTTACCGTTTCGACCGATTGACCAACGTCAAGCCAGTACGTGGCATTCGGCGGCGGGTTGTTAACCGGCACAGTCACCTTGGCCTGGTATATGCGGTCAGCATCTACCACCATCTGGCCTTTCAGGTAAATCTGGGTGGAGATGTAACCACCAAGCCCGTCAAGACCGTCAATTTGATCTTGGAGGCCGTCCAACTCGCTGATCACATCCTCGCCAAGCTGCGTCTTGGTGACCTTTCCGGTAAGAATTTCGAGCAAAGGCCCAGCATCAGAACTGGCCTGCCCAATCACCCCATTCACAACCGGGTAGAACGGCCCGATGTTGCCGGTGCGGTCCACCAGGCGCGCCCAGAAGAACAGCGTCGCGCCAGCCAACAGTTGCTGCATGCGGTAATCGGCCTGTGGGTACGCCAGGTCGGCCAGCTTGGTAGCCACCGACAAATCATTGGTCGGGCCGTACCACAGCTCGGTGCGCTGGGTGTCTTCGGCGCCGGCGGGGAAGCCCCACTTGATGCCTATGCCGAACAGTTCGCTGGTGGTGGTCAGGAAGGCCACCGCCGGCGGCAGGCCGACCTTCCCTTCCAGGTTGGTCAGGTTGGAACTCTTCCAGATCGAGGAAATCTCGAAGGCGCTCACCGACCTGACCCGGGCCACGTAGGCGCCGGAGTAAATGCCAGTGACGTCGACACTGGTCGAACCGGTACGCTGCACCTTGATCCAGTTGCCGCTGTCCTTGCGCCACTCCACGTCATAGGCGACCGCGCCGGCCACGGCGGGCCAAGAGATATTCATGGTGCTGATTGCGAGGCCTTGGTCGATCGACACGTTCGACGTGACGGTTACGCTATCCGGCGGGGGAACCACCGTGATCGGTATAACGCTGATCGGGCGATCCTCAAGCCTCGCGCCGGTATCGATGCTGCCGAACTTGCTCGGCTCGTACTGCAGCGCGCTGATGTCGTAATCGCCTTCTGGCGTCCGCGCAGTCCTCATCACTCTATACAGAGGGATTGCCAGGTCGTCAGCGTCGATAGCCCACTGAAGCTGTTCAGCAGGCGCTTCGCTGTAGGCAATGGTGACGGTTACGTCGCGACCGCTCACGCTTTCCACGGTGCGCCCTTCTGCGCGCCCACCCGGAAGGTTGATCACCAGCCGGTCGCCGGCCTTAACCAGGGTATCGCGGTCCAGAGTAATGACCTTTCCTGCCGCCGCTGCAATGCGCCCACCGATTTCACGCCCCGCCAGCAGCGAGTCGGCGACGGGGATAATGAAGCCTGGCAGCGGAATACGACCCTCCATGCCGGTCCTGAAGCTGATGGTGCGGTCCTGGTTGTTGCTCAGCACCAGCCATTTGGCCCGACGCTGGGCCTCAGATGCCCGAGTACAACCAATGGCACTGATTTCAGTTGGCTTGTCGCCCAGGCGGCGCTGGAGCGACAGATCGGCATATACGGTGACATCGGTGTCGTAGTTGTTCAGCGGGTTGTCGTAGCTGACCAAGCAGCGCGTGAAGCGGGTCTTCGCCGAGGCGCTGCCATATGAGATTTTTCCGTCGATGACATTGGAGCGGGTGAAGACGTAGTCCATGTCCTGCGCCCGAGGCATATCAGCCTGCATGATCAGCTGACCCTGCGCCCAATATGTCATGCCGCGGTAAATGCCGGCGATATCGCGCAGCAGTGACCAGGCGTCAGCCTTGCCTTGCAGGTTCATGTCGCAAAGGAATCGAGGCTCAACGCCGTCAGCGCCGTTCGGCACCAACAGGTCGCAGTACTGCGCAATGCGGTACAGCTCCCATTTGTCCACCATCCATGGCTTGATGCGGCGGCCCAGGCCGAAACGGTCCTGGGTGCAGATACCGTAGGTGACCCACGCCGGATTGTTGGTCCAGGCCTCTTTCATGGTGCCGTCCCAGGCGCCGGAGTAAGTCCTGGCCACAGGGTCGTAGTTGCTCGGCACCTGCCAGCGGCGCGCCTTGCACTTCACGGTGACGGCGGGAATGTTGGTGAACTGCTCGGCGTCGAACTCGATGAACAACAGCGCAGTGTTTGGATAGCGCAACTTCGCGTCGATAACCTGGGTGTAGCCGGCAATGAACAGGCTGTCAGCAATCTTGTCAGTGTTTTGGTTTGGGGTGATCCGGCGAACTCGAATCAGCCAGCCGCTGGTTGCCGGTGGCAGATCAATACGCAGGGATCGCTCGTAACGGGTGGTAGTCTTTCCGGACATCGCGCCCGTCAGCACTTCCTGATAGGCGCCTCCGTCGGTTGCCACGTCCACCGCGTACTGGATGGTGTAGCCGTTGATGTTGCCTTCGCTATCCTGGCTAGCAAGCCGCGGAGTAGCCAGCCGGATGCGTGCCGCCGACAGTTGCAGGTTGGTCAGCGACTGAACCCACGGCGTCCCGCTGCGCAGCTCGATATTCAGCGAGGTCTCGTTGTCGACCGATGGGATACCAGGGATGTAGGCCTGCTCGACAGATCCCGGCCGCCAGTCCCACTTCACGTTGGTGAAGTTGAAATTTCCGCTGGTATCCTGAATCGGGGTGTTGTCGAGGAAGATATCGCGCGCGGTTGGAGTACCGTCGAATTCACCCTCGCCCACGGCGATCAGGATCTTGGCCACGTTGGTGGAGCGCAGGCTGTCTGGCGCCTCTACTGGCGACTTTGGCTTGCTCTCGCCACCTTTGGCACCGTGAATATCCAGCTTCTGTGCTGCGCCCATGCTTTCCTCCAGGCAATAAAAAACCGCCTCTCGGGCGGCCTGTTCGCTGCGTTGCGTCTATGTCTTGTCCTCGGCGTAAATCGATGCCGAGATGATTGCCCCGCCCCACCGGCGCTCGCCGATGCAGATCGGGACGGGATTGCCGCTTGCTGTGGTGTTCTTCGCGCTGCCGAACGCGTAGCTGGGCATGTTTTCCGGCGAGGCGCTTTGCTTTAGGCCGGCGGCCTGCGGGCTGAGCATCTGGATCACTCCCCCGGCCAGCAGCGCGATACCCGCGGGCGCCGTCGGCGCGCCGAAGTAGCTGGCTGCGATCAGCACGACACCCAGCACAATCTGCAAAATGCCGCCGCGCTTGCTGCCTTCGATCACAGGAACAATCCGGATCTCCCTGGCGCCACCCATGCCGAACTCGTCCGGTCCGACGTTTTTACGATTGCGGAAGATGGCGAAGCGCATCCCGAGGCGGTCAAGGCGGCGGATCTCTTCCTCGAATCCGTCGATGGTTGCCTTGAGTGCGCGGAACCCCTCCCAGGTATCGCCCGAGCTAACCTGGCGCCGGTGCAGCCGGCCGAACTTCTGGGCCAGCGAGCCGGACAGCTTGATAGTGGTCATCGGTGAGTAGACGATGGCGCTCATCGGGCCTCCTTGTGTCGAAGAATTAAGCGTGTGCGCTGGAGCCATGGACCGCCGTAGACGATCACCTCCGACGGTCGGCCATACAGGTGATGCAGCACGAATGGACCAGGACCGAATACCCCTGAGTCCTCTCCAGACAGCGCTGGGTCACCCCCCAGGTAAATCCCAGCGTGGTTCGGGTGAGCTGTGCGGCCTACCTCCATCACGATCATGTCGCCGCGCCGCGGACTGTCGACTTGCTCGAAGCCGGCGGCGGCATAGTTCGCCTCGTACAGGCTGGCGTTGTCTGCACTTTCCCACCAGCCATCGGCGCGCTGGAAGGATTCGAACTCAAGGCCCCACTCGCGCTTGTACCAATCGGCGCAGACCTGCCAGCAGTCCCAGGCGCCGTGGACGAATGGTCGCTTGAGTAACGGCGTGCTGCCCGTGGGCGTTATCGTGCGCAGGTCACCCTCTGGCCAGGATAAAATGTGCCATGGCAGGGCAGTGGCCTCACACATGGCCAGGTCTCGCGATGATGGGCGGCTGGTGGCGTCAGGGTGAGAGTGAACGATACCGATCACCTGACCCTGGTCTTCCGCCGCGGCATAGTCCTCTGGCTCAAGCCGGAACTCTTCGTTCGGCTCGGTGGCGATATTCCGGCACGGGAAGTACTTCTGCGCCCGGCCCACGGCCAGTAACAGGCCGCAGCACTCTTTCGGGTACTCGGACCCCGCATGCGCCTGGATGGCCGCAATGATGTGTTTGCGCATTCTTCAGCTCCGGGCAATGAGTGACACAGCTGGAAAACCCCCGAATGGGTAGGGGTTACCCTCGCCAAAACGCGGAATGCATCCCTTGCCCAAGGTAGCGTCGCACACGTCCAATTCAGGATCATCGGTAACCACTCCGTCATTCGTGACGTAGGGGCCGGTGTATCCGCAGTTAGGGCCCCGGTATCCACCGGTTAGGCACCAGTGGCACAGAGTGGTCATCTGCCGGCCGATCGTCTCGCCGCCGACATCGCCAGGGCTGGCCAAGTCCCAGCTGACTGTCTCGCCGTCCTCGTTGGTTTTCTGGTCGACATACCAGACCTCGATCGATTCCTGGGTAGGGTCGGCCGCCGGGTTACCGCCTTCGAAGTTCACAGCGTCCAGGTACTCGGCCAGCGTGTTACGGATGGTCAGCTTGAACTCAAGCAGATCCTCGAACGCCAGGCAAAGTGCGGTGATGCGCCCGTTTACGTTGCCGACCGATAGCTTCGGCCGTACTGCCGTGCCGTCGCCGTTCGCCTCGCTTCCCTCGTACTGCATGGGCCAGGCGCCGTACTCTTCACCCTTCCACCAGATCGACTTGGCCGGCAGCTGGTCGGCATCGACGCCGGCGGCGATCAGCTCGGCAGGTGTGTGCGGGATCGCATGGCCATGAAAGCGAAGGACATCGGCGCCGTAATCGCTGCCGTCCAGCTCGAACAGCATGATTTCGTTACCAGGCTCAAGAGTCTGGATAGCATTGATCAGCGACATGGATTGACCTTTACGGGTGGAAAGCGCGCTCGAACGTCGCCGTCACTTTGAATACGCCCCCGCCCATGGGCGTAGGGGTTGGGTTTTTGCAGGTGAACAGGCCAAGCTGTCCCATCGGGGTTGTCCACAGGAACGCCTTGGCGCCCTGGTGGCGGTCGAAGAACGCCATAATGGCCGCCGCCGCCGATGTGTTGCCGGTATGGGTGATCGGGTAGGCATCGACCTTGTTGTTGATACCGTCCCCGACCTCCTGCTTGTAGCCATCCCCGAATTGCGAGGTACGCACCCGATACTTGATATCGGGTGCCTCCCCGTGCTGGGTGGCCCAGGTGAATGTCTCGATCGCCATGATCGCTCCGGGTAGAATGATTTTTTTGACCAAGGAAATGGGTAATTACATGAAAATGAAACTGGCAGAAGTAAGCGTTTACGAAGACTCTCCGGACACTGGGAAAACCACCATCGGAGGGAGTGTAAAAATCTCGCTGAAGATGGCAGATGGGCAGGCAGGTGGCACTTTCGGGGTAACTTTCGAGCATGAGGGTGCGAAAGATCTGACCTATCGCCAGCTTGAGCAACTCGTCCTTGATAAGGTCCGGTCATCCCTGACCGAAATTTAACGGCGAATCATTGCCGCTGCTTATCTTCCGTTGATCACGCGCCACGTTGCGCCCCCGCTGGGGCTCAACGTTCTGCGTTCATTTGCTGCGATCTCAGTCCGGATCAAGGCGAGGAACTGAGGGGCCAGCTTCTGGCCCATTGCTGTGTCTGCAGTCGCATCGCCAGATCCATCTCGATTGATGTTGATGGTGACCTCCATCTTCGACTCTGTGCTGCCACCGCCGCCCCCGCTACCACCCCCGCCACTCAGCGCGCGAACTCCAAGCTCTCCGCCCGCCGTCCTAGTCAGCGGCATGATTGCCTCCGGCCCGGCCTCGGCGAAGATACCCGCACCCTTGGCGAAGGCGAACATCTGCGGCTTGTCGTGTACCTGGTTGCTGAAACTCGACAGGCTTGGCGAGTCGTATACGCCGCCCTTGGCGTTGGCGGTGATAGCGCCGCCAATGTCAGAGCCGAAGCTGGTAGTGCTGCCACCTCCGCCCCCACCAAGCCATGCGCCAAGAGCAGTGCCGGCGATGCTCGAAAGCAATCCTGATGCCGCTTGCCTAGTAGCGATCCGCGCCATATCGGCAATGATTGACTTGGTGAAATCGGAAAACGAAAGCTTGCCGGTGACAGCAAAGTTAGCGACCGCATCCTCCATGCTGGAAAAAGCATTGGTGAACAGGCTGCGCGTCTGCCCAGCCACGTCCCGAGCGGATTCAAGGTAGTTGTGATAAGCCGAGGTTGCCCCCTTCCTCCAATCACCTTGCGCCTCTGACATCTTTCCGTAGTTGTCGACCACAGTGTCCCGATACTTGACCTCGGCATCCTGAAGGCTGGCCAGGTCGCTCTCGTAGTCTTCCTTACTGTACTTATCGGGCGCCGTCTTGCGCCGATCCAGTAGCTTCGCACGCTCGTCATTGAACTTGTCACGAGACGCATCAAGGTCGCGCTGCAAACCCGATTCGCGGTCACCCATGCCAACTGCCGCAGCGTTCCGGTCGCCCGTGAGTGACAACGCCCTGCGCTGCCGCTCCAGTTGTTCGACGTAAGCCTGCGAAGCAACAGTTAGCTGCTCAATGCGGCCCTTCTCGTTCGAAGAGAGCACTTTGAGCTGGCTGTCTGCATCCTTCTGCGCCTTGACCATCCCCTGCCGTGCATCGGCAATCTTCTGGTCGAGCTGGATAATCTGCGCCGCCGTTGTGCCTTTCTTGGCCTTGGCCGCCTCCAGCGCATCGATCTCAACCTGGTATGCAGCAGTTACGTCATCCCTTTCCTGCTTGATCAGGGCTGACCGCTGCTTGGCATAGTCAATTAGCGATACAGCGCCGCGCTTCTGCTCCGCGTCCAACTCTTTCTGAGCGTTTCGGTATTCATTGACGAGGTCGGACAGGTTGTTTTTGGCGTTGTTGAAGCTGGTTAGGTCGACCTGGGTGGATGCAGCCTTGGGGTCTTTGTTTTTTTCATCGAGCCCTTTAAGTAGCTTGTCGTAAGCGCCACCGGAGAACTTAGCGCCGTCGTAAATAACGCCATCGAGCAGCGGCGTTTTCTGCCCAGTTTTTTCGGCGTTCTCGTACAGAGCTCGGAACTGGTCGTTGAGCTTTTTAAGACCCGCTTGGCGTTTGGCGAGAGGATTTACGTCATCAAGCTGAGCGTCGAGCGCTTTCTGAGCCTCAATTGCTTTTTGGTTGGCATCCGTAGCCTCACCAGTAGCGGCCGTCTGAGCAGTGCTTGCGGCAAGGCGAGATTTCAGCCCTGCCAATTTCTTTTCCAGGGCCTCGGTTGAGTCGTCATGCTCGCCATTGCCTAGGCCAAGCGCCGTATTGAGCGAGCTAAGCCCATTGGATACTGCGCCAGCAAACCCGCCCCCTTTGCGCGTATCCAGCACTCGCTGCGTGATTTCGATCTGCTTTGTGAGGTCTGGAAAAGCTTCTGCCCTGAGGTATGAATAAGCGCGCTTTGTGGCGTTCCCGATGTCATCCCAATCTCGCTCAATATCGGACAGAGACCCGCGATATGCCTTGAGGCGCTCCAGCGCCGCCTCGTTCAAGTTCCCGCTCAGTACATCAAGTGCGCGCTGATGATCTCCTTGGTCATCAATTCCCTTGATCACCTGGTACTGATCTAGGGTGAGCAACCCATACTGGCTGCTGATCTTGCCCGCAGCCTCCGTAGCTGTATCGCCGGCAGTGGCGAAGGACTTTGCGAGCTCGCCAGCGCCCTGCCCCGTGATCTCGCTGATCGCTGCCGCTGCCTCAGCCAGGTTGCGCATCTGCGTGCCACTTGTGGCGGCCCCCGACGCAAGCGAAACAACCGCTTCACGCGCGCCGGATAGATTTCCAGTGATTCGCCCGGCGCCGTCGGCCATATCTTTCAAGCTGGCAATTGTCTGGCCGGCGCCGTTGGTTCCGCCATTGATAGCGGCATTGAACTCGCGAGCCTGCTTCATTGCATCAAAATAGGCGTAGCCAATCGACCCAAGAACCGCCACCAACAGGCCGGCTGGAATTATCATCCCGGCCAGACTTCGCGCTGATTCGCCGGCACCAGCACCCAATTGTGCAATGGCTCGCGCACCGCTCCCCAGATCGCCCGACTGCAGGGCGTTGGCAAGCTGCATTACGTTCTCTTGGGCCTGGCGAGTGCCGAGCTTCAATTTATCGAACGCAGTCTCTGTCGCGGTCAGCCCGGCACGGTCCTTACCGATCTTGGCCAAGGCCTCCTGGTATCGCTCAGCATCTATCTGACCCGCTTTGTGCAGGTCGTTTAGCGCTTTCTCTTGGGCCTCCAACTTCGCCAGCTTGGCGGTCACCGGGTCAATCCCGTTGACTGTACGTTTCAGCGCCTCAATCTGGCGATTTTCGGCATCGATCAGCTTCTGCTTCTGCGCCAACTCCTTGGCTTCGGCCTTCTCGATTTTGTCGTAGGCCTTGCCCAGCTGATCTTGATACTTTGCCTGGTCTTCGATAGTGACCAAACCGCCTTTGCGAGCGCGTTCCAACAAACCCTCTGCCCGCACCAAAGATTCAATGCTGTCGATATTGCCCGTCATCGCCTTGTCGAGTTGGCTGATAACAGTGATCTCTGCGGCGGCGCTTTCAGTCGCTTTGCGGCCTGCACCGGATCTGCGATCTATCGCGGCAGTGGACTTATCGACGCCCTGGGCTACCTCATTTTCTGCCTGAGTGATCTTCTTGCCCGTGCTGGCCATGCCTTCGCCGGACTTTCCTAGGTCGTCGATTGCCTTCTGTGCGCCCTCTGCGGAATCAACCAATTTATCCAGATCGTCAGCGGCCTTCGCTGCTTGTGAGGACTCGACTGCAATGCCCAGGGAGGCGAAGTTGGTGCTCATCAGTTTTCTCCGGGCAATAAAAAACCCGCCGGAGCGGGTTTGTGAAGGTGTTTATTTAGTGCTGATTAAAATATCCGAAAGCCACAACAGCTATTCCCAACAACAAAACGAGAATAGTTCGGTGGCTTCTCATAGGCCCATACACAGCGTCGTGCGCAGCCTTTGCTTCAGCGTCAGTGATTGGCGTCAGATCGCTTCCGCAGTGCTTGCACTTGGATGCCTGCATTTTTACAAACTCTGAGCAGCTAGGGCAGGCCCTCTCCCCGCTAGAGTTGACGAGAAGTCCCTTCTTGATAGACGAAGATTTTTCTGGGGCTGGCTTGATTATTAGATAAATGACTAGACCGAGAACAGGAAAGAAAAGCCCGACCAAAACACCTTCAAGAGCAGATCTATTCTTTGCATTTGCCGCCAGGGCTGTAAGGCCGACAACAATAATCCAGCCAAATACGATCATCTGTGACATTTCAATCTCCCTTTAGATAAGGGAAATCTACCATTTTCCGCAGGAAGCGCCAAAGCCCCGCATGGGCGGGGTTCTTCGGGTTGGCGGGAGGTTTACGCTACGTCGAGCTGCAGTGTCAGTTGAAGCTGCTCCAGCAAATGCTCGACTCGGCGCTCAAGTACAGGCTTTTGCCATCGCCAAGTCGCCAGCCCTTTCCCTTGGGCGCTGGCGAGTTTTTCACGCTCATCCAATATTCGGCATGCTCCTTCATACTCCTGGCGAATCCCGATATCCCCATGCAATAGCGTATCAATCTGAACATCGCACCAAACGGCGAAGTCGGCGGAAAGCCAGCGCGCGAACGCGACGGCCAACTTTGGATGAATCCAAGTACCTCCGCCGCGATCCGCGCGAGCCCGGCTGGTTTTTACATACGGGATTTCCCCGCATGTACGAGCCATTGCCTTCAGATACTCAATCGTCTCTGGAAGCCGAAGCCATTCATTTGGCAGCTTGCCGAATTGCTTGGCCGCCTGCGTGGCATTAATCCAGCCGCCGCCATTAAAGGCGACAGCATGGCCGTGAAAATCAAACGGGATGATGTTGCTCATGCTGTCTTCCTCAATTCAATCGACGCGGACACATTTGGATTGAAGCCATCCAGTGGCATCAGGCTTTTCTCGCTGACCGAGTAGCGCTTGCCCTCGACCAGCATCAGCCAGTTTTCTTCGACCTTGCGGATCAACTGGCCGGAGCGACCGACCAGATTTGGCCGTTCCGGCATCAGGATCAAGGCGCGACCACCAGCTTTAAGGGTGAAGTTCATGCCACTGCCCTCCGCGCAGCTTGGTAGAGCGACCGTCGACGAAGATTCTCGGTAGCCAGTGCTACGAACTCGAACATTTCCGCCGTCGAAACTGGCATATCCCCGTGAACGAGCATTGACTGCATGAACTCCTGCCGCGTCAGGACGAACGCGCCCATTGGTACCGGTGTGATCTGCGCGTTGCCTTTTGGATCGGCACTGAGGAGATAGCGATCACACTGACCAAGCCTTTCCGGGATCAAGCTCGACTGACGAGGGATGTATTCGCCCTCAATTGCATAGCTCGCCACAAAATTGCAGGCCGCATCCATTTGGTCAGCCGGGATCAGCTCCATGCGCGGAACATCGAAACGAGCGTGAAGTGCAGAAGCGAGCTTCGCGGTGGCGCTACGCTGATGCTCGGCATCAAGCTTTGCTACTCGGCAGCGCATCACGTTGCTGAGCGTGCGCGCACCTTCTGCGCCCAGCGCCTCGGAAACAGCTTTGGCAACGAGGCCCTTGCTGGAAAGTCCCAGTTGGGCTGCCATCCAGTTGAAGGCAGCAATGTAACCTTCCTTGATAGCTGCGGCTTTCTTGCCGGTGAAGCTCATCACCAGAAACATGAAGCCGTCCTTGGTCATCTCGAAGGCTTCATAGGTGTTGCCGCGATGCTCAAACTGAACCGACGAAAAGTTGTCGGTTAGAAATTGAGCAGAACACTCAAGCGCCCTGACCTTGGCAATAACGTGGTTGTGGAGCTTTTCAAAAGCTTCAGCGACCTGCCGAGTTGAAGTGAAGACCTCGCCGTTACGGGCCTCCACAAATTTGCGCATGTCAACTACTGTGTTAGTATTCATCTCGTGAACTCCGTCGAAAGTTTTCACACCTGAAGCCCTGGCCTGCAAGCCGGGGTTTCTTCGTTTTAGGCCACTGCCTGCCTGCTCTGTTGTTCCCGCCACTTGAACCCCTCCTCAATCAAAAGCCCCAGTTCAGCATTGAGGCTTCGGCGATTCGTGTGCGCCTCCTGCTTTGCCTTCCCCTTGAGGTGTTCTGCGATCCGTAGGCTGTACGGTGCAACCTGGTGCGCGTCTTTCATGATTGCCTCCTTGGTTTGTGGACTCATATTAACTCAGATAAAAATAGAGTCAAGTAGGATCATTGAGCCTAATTGAGTCATTGCGCATACTGCCCGCATTGCAAAACCACTTGAGCAATTCATGACTGATCGCCACCAGATTTCCCCGTACCCAATTCGGATGCCTGCCGAGCTGAGAGAACAGCTTGAGGAAAGCGCCCGGAAAGGCTCGCGCTCACTGCATGCTGAGATCATCTCGAGACTTACCACCAGCTTCTCGCCTCGAACCCTTGACGAGGTTGAGGTAGCAAAGGCGGATGAACTGGACAGGGAGATAGCCCGGCTCACCATGGAAGGCGCCAAGTACAGCCGCGCAATGAACGCTCTTATGGAAAAAGCCAGAGCGGCGGCCGGTACTCCAGATGAAGATAGCTTTGGCCCTCAGATACTCGAAGTGGCAGAGGCTTTAGGCAAGGTTGAGAGAGAGAAATTTCAGGCCATGATGCGCCGGGAGATGCTCGATTAAGGATTCCCCAGTCCTTCGCCTGCAAGCCCACGGACTGGGATTGCGCCAATCTCGGCGCGCTTATGACCTGGAGGTCAATGTGAGCAACGAGGCACTTAAGCAGACTGTAATCGCACACAGCCAAATCATCACCGCACTCATAGCTGCGGTTCGGAAAAAGGATGCTCTAGATTTGACGCTATTCAATCAGCTGATTGAGACGATGCGCGCAGACCACAAGGATGACGGCTCTGAGGGTTACAAGGTCTACAACCAAGTTATTGAAGCGGCCAAATCATCATGCCTAATTCTCACTGAGCAGCCGAAAGCTCCTCGATAAACTGCCGCAGCTTGTATGCGTGGGCTGCTACCTCGCTATCGGCTACTCTGCGGCCTTCCTCGGCAAGCTCGATCTTTGCAAGCCGACGCTCAGTCAGGTCGGCTTTCTCTTGAGTCTCATGATTCTCACCCATGCGTATCTCCTGCGGCCATGCCGCGTCATGTTGGTTGTCTTGCGTGATGTGCCCGAGGATCAGGCGCCCCTCGCACTCTCTCGCTGTTCCGCCATCACCTGCAGGGCTTCAGCCTCCATCCGCCGGAAGTCGCTGAAAATGGTTTGTCGCTGGCTGATCGGTACGCCACACATCCGAATCACACCGGAGAGAACGCTGTAGTCCATGCCTGTTGCGCCGCACGCGCCTGTGCGCCACTGGGTGCTCATGGCTTCGAAGACCTTGAAGGCCTCCCAGTTGTCGGGCCAGATGTCGACCTCCTTGTCGGGGATATCCTGGCGTGACAAGCCGAAGGCCATCAAATCTGCATCTGATGGTCCCGGCTCATACAGTGCGCGGGAGGCGCTTAAGAGTTTCCCAGGCGGGCCTCGCTGAAGGCTTCGGCGTACGCGTTCAACACTGCCTTCGGCGCCGAGTTGATCGAATTAACGAGGATGCGCACGTTTTCAGGCGTGAATTCCTCTTCGATATCCCAGCCCACCACCACATCCAGCAACTGATCTGCTTGCAGGGCGATCTGGGCAGCGGTGAAAGCTTTAAGGTCCATGTCGCCGACCTGCTTGCCCAGTTCGTCGTGCCGCTCGTTCCAGCCGGTGTACAGCTCGGCGAGCGCAGTACGGTCCAAGTACTTGAACTCGAACTCCACCTTTTCGGCGCTGTATCCCGCCCGCTGGATCATCACCTGCGCCTTGAAGGTCGGCTTTTGGATCAGTTTGAACTTGGCCATGGATTACACCGTAGCCGCGTAGCGGGTTGGGCGGCCGGTCAGCGCCAGGCTGATAACGCGGGTCATCAGGTTGTTGCGGGACATGGCCGGCGTCGACGTGATCGACACGTAGCCGTTGTAGATGATGCTGCTGCCACCAGGGAGGTTGAGACGCAACAGGCGCGCCTGTTTGTCGTCGTCGGCCGCTTCACAGACGGCCACATACGGTTTGGACGGATCATCGGCGACGGTGAACGTCAGCGTGATCGGGTTCTTGGTGGTCGGCATCTGGCGATCGTCATCGTCAGCCAGGAAACCGAAGGTCAGAAACTGCTGGTCACCACCACTCGACGCCAGCTCAGTGATCTGCGAGATCTCGGTGAATCCGGTGACCTCACGGACAGAGCCGATGCCGGAGCCGGCAGGGTACTGCTGAACACTTGTGGTATTCACGTTCTCCAGCGCGAACGTGCCGCTGGCGATCACACCAACCCGAACACCGCGACCATCGAGGCGAGTCCAGCCTGAATTGACGGCGATGACGTCGCCCTCGGCCAGGCCGTGCGCCGCAGCGGTCGCGACGGCTGGACTGGCATTCGTCAAAGCGGTGAATGGGATCGCTGGGCCGTAGGCGGCTGCAATCTCAAGGGTGGCGCCGTTGGGCATTTGGATGCCGGCCATGGGTGTTTCCTCTTTTCAGAAATGACAAAACCCGCACAGAGGCGGGTTTCGGGGTTTGCCCAGCGGGCGTAATCAGGTGGCGATGTCAGCTCGGTATTCGAACGACACCGGCACGGTGAAAGTGGGTGGGTCGGGGATGCCGGGGCCACGGTCGACCGGCGACATCGTGACGACGGTGACGCCTGCCTTCGTGTCTCTCGCGTAAAGCGGAAACAGTGCGGTCAGCTCAGCTACCAGTGGGTTCGTCTTTGTCTTCCCGGTGTTGGCCGGAGCCACAATGCTGACCTGGTAGACACCGATGAATGCCCGATGGTCGCCAGCGAGCGTGCTGCTCGCAGTGTCGCCCGGGAGCATGAACGCCCGTAGATAGGTCTCGCCGTCAGCCGGGTCGTACTGAGTGTTTTCGAACACGACCTTGATGGGCTCAGCCCGGGCCTTGCTCCAGGCGAGCAGCTTTGCCTCATATATAGATGCGATGATGGCGTGGCTCATACCTGGTTTTTCCTGATTGCATCGTCGACAGTCTTTTGAAAGTTGGCCAAGGTGGCTCGAACCATCCCGTGCGGTGCTTGTTTGCTATGCCCATACTCAAGCGGGATTGCGTACGGCAGGTTGTTCACGATGTAGGCCGTCTGCCCCGCGGTCAGGGTTTGAACCTGTGCCTTGAGCACGGCGATGCTGACGTTACCGCTGACATCGATCTGATCAAGAACGCCATCTGCTGGGGCATCAATCGAAAACTGCCAGTTCCCGCGGAACCGCCCGCCGACGTAGCCCTTGCCCGCGACCAGGCCGTTCACATTGAAGTTCTGATCACGTTCGGTCTTGGTCAGGGGTTTAGCGTACTTCACGCCGCGCCGCAGCTTACCGGCCTTCGTGAAGTTTGATTCGTTGAGGTTGATCAGCGTGTTGCGCACGGCGACCTTGAAGTCGTAGTCGTCGGCTGCACGGGTGTTGGTCTGGCGGTGAACGACGTTCGCAGCCCAAATCTCTGGATTGCCAACCGGTGACATGCGGATAACGCTGCTGCCGATCTCGATCACGATCTCTCGGATGGTTGCATCGATGCCGCCTTTGGCGCGCTCGGCGAAGTCGCGGATGTTTTCGGCGAAACTGCCGTTCATGCTCGCGTACTTGTTCGTCATGACCGCACCTGCAGCTCATACAGGATCGGCGTACCGGCCGGGTTGACCTCTTTCAGCGGAGGCACGATTGACCAGGTGCGGCCCTGAGCCACCACCTTGTCGAGCAGGCCAGGCACCCAGGCCAATCCCTGCGCGGCGATCTTGAGCTTCTTGTCGCCCTGCCTGATGAGGCTGTTGTTCTGGAATTCGATGCCGGTGAAGTCGAGCAGGATGCCCTGGGCGATTTGCTCGACTTTTGCCCCTGGCGCTTCCCCGCCCGTCTCCGGGTCGTACTCGCCCGGCACCGTCTTGCTGATGGTCACGGGCTGGCCGAACTCTGTGATCATCTCCAGAGCCATCACGGCCATTTCGTCGTAGAAGGTGGCCATGGTGGTCTCCGTTGCTGCTATGCGCGGATTGCGAACAGCCCGCGCTTTTGTAGGTAGTCGGCGAACTGCGTTGCGCTCGGCCGATCTGGAGCCGCCGGCAGCAGTCGGTTGCTGGTGGACGGGATAGCCGCATATTGCCGCGTCACCGCGCCCTCAACACGATCCAGCAGCACCGCACCTTTGCGCTTCTCCACCGGGTCGATGTCGTCCTGATGAATCTCGGCGGCCAGGGCCATCTGGCCGTACTGGATCCGCGCCGGCAGGTAGTTGTCTGGCTTGATCTGGCAGTCCAGCTCAACACCCCGGCGCGGCCAGGCCAGTGCCTGCTCGCTGCTCATCTTGCGGCCTTTCCAGGTCTTGCCATCCATCGCCAAGGCGGCCCGGCGCAGCAACGCTTCCTGCTCGAGAACGTCTGCGGGGATGACCGTGCCGAACTTCACGGCGTACATGGCCAAGTCCTCGGCGCTCGCGTAGCTTTCGGCGTCAGGCTTGCCGGTGCCGTCCTCGATGATGAGTGCCATGAGTTATTCCGCAGGAATGAGTTTTACAAGGTCGGCCTTCGGCGCTTTCGGGTCGAACTCGACGCCCTGAGCAGTCAGCCATTCGCGCAATTCTGCCACACCCATCTTCGCTGGATTGGTTTCTGCCCCGTCTTCTGCATACTCCGGCTTCAGCTTGGCCTTAGGCGGGCTCTCGGCCTCATTGTCGCGGTTTTCAGTGACGTTCGCGTCGATAATGCGCAGGCCAGCCTTCTTAGCCAACGCCTTCACATCATCTTCGTAGCGGTGAAATGGTCCCGGAAGGTACCAGATGTTTTTATCAGTCATCATTGCTACTCCGCTGCGCCAGGGCTATTGCCCCGGAGCAGTCATCGAAGGGTTACTTGGAGGCATCACCGATCAGAGCCACACCGGCGGTGTGCTTGATGCTGGCGGCGGTTTTGTCCCAGTTGGTACCGGTACCCAGTTCGGCGTCGGTCGGCGACGCGCCACCGGCGGCGGTATCCCAGGTGTAACCCTTCAGGCCCAAGCCGAAGGTGTAGTCGACCTGAATGGTGGTCTCGATGCGAGCCTTACCGTTGTCGGTGGACACGTTCGAGATGATGTCGCGGTTGTCGTGGACCAGGGCCGAGCCGGTGGACAAACCGAGGATGATTTCCTTGTCCGGAGTGCCGGCCTGCAACAGCGCAGGAGCGTCGGTTACGACGGACACCTTGCCGAGAATGTCGACCACACGAACGTTGCCCGCGACAAACAGGTTGGTGGAGTTGGCAATGGCCTGGCCGATCAGCTTATGCCAGGTGCTGCCACGCATCACTTGGGCTACCAGGTTCTGGCTGGCATCGCCGAACTTCGCGTGAGCGTTGTTCAGGCCGGCCTGGGTGATGCCAGCCGTTGCCGATACATCGTTGACCGCCGCTGCTTGAGCAGTGATCGCAGCCACCAGGGCGGCGATGGCGGTATTCAACTGATCCTTCAGCAGGATTTCGGCGAATGCGCGGCTGGCAACCTCGATGCCTTGCGCTGTTGGGCGCTGCAACCAAGTCATCTGCGACGGCTCGTAGCGGACAGGACCGAAGCCGCCGGCGATCTTCACCGAGGTGTTCTTCAGTTCGGTCAGGTCGGTTGCACTGACTGCGGAGTTGGCCGCGTAACGATCAACCCGGCGCTGGGCAGAAGCCAGGTTCTGGAAGAACGACTCCTGCAGGTAGTCACCGGTGAAGCCATTCGGCGACAGCACGATGGCGCCATTGCTGGCTTGGTTGAACGCATCGGTCATCTGATCGAGCGTTTCCAGGGTGGCAGGCATGACGAAGTCGTTGAAGACCTGCATTTGAGACAGAGACATGGGTTATTTCCTTACTTGAGAGGGAGATCCGGGAACCGGCTCGCAATTGCGGCCTGTCGTTCCTCTTTGGTGCCGCCGATTTTTCCTTTTGCGGCCCCGCCGCCACCTCCAGCACCAGCAGCCCCGCCGCCAGATGCCTTGCTACCCGCGATCAACGGCGCGAAGGCCGTGTCGTTTGCGAATTCTGCTTTCAGCTCATCCAGCGTTGCCGCCGAGAGCTTGCCCTGCTGGTCGAGGACGACCACAACAGGCTTCCCATCGCGCTGCTCGACGCTCAGACGGCGCTCGATGTGCGGCAACAGGGCTTTGGCGCTACCTGGGATTGCCAGAGCAGACGCGATGTCAGTAGCGGTACGGCCGACGGTCAGATCCCGGATCTGAGTGCTCAGCGTTCCACGCTCCTGCTCCAGCATGCCGTTCAGCTCAGCTTCGCGGCGGGTGTACTTTTCGGACCAGGACTTTTCGAGCTCCTCGACGTTGCCTGACTTACGAGCGGCTTCTTCACGCTCCAGTCGGGCCTGATCCTCGGCATCCTTGCGAGCCTTCTCGGCAGCCTTTTTCTCGCCGAGCAGCTCTTCAACCTTCGACTTCAGGCCGGATACATCCTCTGGTTGCGGCAGGCCTTCAATACCGAGGACAAACTTGCCTTCCTTCTCGGTGTAGAGCGATTTAACGGAGTCATCGAGACCGTCAAGAGTGTCCAGCTGATATTTCAAACCCATTTGCTTGTCTCCCAGAGACGATTTGCAGGCCCTGCCCGCAGATATGAAAAAGCCGGCTCATGGCCGGCATTTGGAACTGAGTTACGATCAGACGAACTTAGAAGTTCGGGTGTTGATGATGCCGAGGTACAGCACCATCGCATCGGCCTGCATCTTGAGCAGTTGTTGCTCGTCATCAGGCAAGCTGGCGTACAAAGCGGTGTGCAGGAACGCTTCCAGCTTCTGGATGCGGTCGGCCAGTTGCTCGCGCTCTGCGATCACGCGCTGTTGATGCGGAGGCAGATGCCCAATATCGCCAACCTCAACGTAGCCGGCGTCAAACTGAACCTTGGGCGACCAACTGATGTACCCGGCGTGGTCCGGGTGGTTTGGCGCGCCGCCGTCGGTGTACTCGACCAGGTAGCCGTCATCGGCGCCGTTCTCATCGCCTGGTAGCTGCCATCCACGGTAATCGTTGTATGCGAGTCGCGTCATTGCCAGCGCCAGGACAATTTTGGTGCCGATGAAGTGTTTGGTCATGGGTATCTCCAGGTTATTTGATGCCCGCCCGCTCGAACGCCAGAGGCTCAAGAGCCTTCATCTGCACAAGGGTCAGAGGTGAAAAATTGCGATCAAGCTGCAGCTCGGAGAAGCGCTCGACACTCAAGCCGCCTTCACGGAATAGCTTGGCGCGGACCGGGCCGATAGCCTCGTCCTGAAAAGCAGCTGGCTGCTGCTGGAGCCAGTCGTAATAGCTGAGGTCGGCACGAACCTGCTGGGCACCGCCGTCACCGATGGATGCCCGCGTAGCATCCTTGGCGAACAAGGCGCTGAAGCGCGTGACCGCCACCACTGTCGAGCGACAGTTGATGTGGATCGGCGGCCTCGGCCCTTCAGTCAACTTGAACCGTTGCTTATCCAGTGTCCGGCACTGGCTGGTGGTCTTCGAATCTAGGGTGCTGACCCACTCCACCGCCTGTACGACATCGGCGTTTTCCTTCAGCGTCTCCATGCGCGCCTGGGTGGCGACGTGCTGCACCGCCGTCCGCACAATGGCGCCGGCGTTGCGATTGGTCGTAGCCAGGATGCCGTCGTTGTACTTGAGGGCTTTGGTGCCGCGAATGCTCTTGATGATCTGGAAGTTGGTTTGGCCTTCGAAGAAGCCTTGCCTGATCGCGCCTGTGAGGCGTTGCCGCTCGGTAGCGGTGAAGCCATCAATGAACGACTTGAGCAGCTTTCCGCCGTCGGCACCGCGCACGCTGAGCGGATTGGTGAGGATTGCCGCCCTGATTGCCGCCGCACCAGGCACCGCCGCATCGAAGGTGACGCCCACCGGTGCCGCCCGTGTCAGGCTGGTCGCTTCAAACTCGGCCTCGTAATTGGCGATATCCACCAGGTCGAGGTTCAGCTTCTCGCTGTACCGGTCGAAGATGCCCAGCAGCAGGCTATCAACCTCGCTCAGCAACCGCTCCAGCCGCGCGATGGTGTAATCCGTCAGGTCTGCCCGGGTCAGCCGCTCACGAATCGAGCGATCGATCTCCTTGAGGAAGGGTGCGAACTTCGCAACCTCCCCCGACTTCAGCTGCTCCAGGAAAACGGCGTGCCGGATGGTGGCGTCAAGGATTGCTTGGTTTGCCGCCATTCGGAATTACCTCGGTGTCGTCCAGGGCTGGCCCGGTGCTTTGTGCCTCCAGCTCATCCCGGATTTCGTCGTCCGTCTTCTCTGGGTTGATCACGCCGCGATCGCGCAGGTACTGCCAGAAGTCGCCTTCGGGTAGCTTGCCGCCCTGCACTGCGTTGAACAGCGCCGCAAGGATCGTTGCGTCCAGAGTGATCTGGCTGAAGTCTTGGTTGAGCTTGTAGACCACCTCACCGGGCGCGTTCACGAACTCGGCCATCCAGGCAAGGCACTGGCTGTAGGCCTCGCTGACGTTGCTCACCACCAAGGAGAGAACGCTGTGTTCGGCTGCGCTGTCGTTATCGGCCTGGGTTGCCGTCTTCACCGCACTGCCGCGCTCGATCAGTCGGGCGCCGAGGGACACCATGTCCTGTTTCTTGGCGTCCATGGCCTCCTTCACAAGCGTGTTCGGCTCAGGTTGAGCAAAGCCGCACGATCCGTTGGCCGGGAGCGTCAGCGGCGCCCTGGACCCAACATAGATGCCGTTGGCTTCAAGATGGTCGCGCCATGCTTCGTCCAAGCCGGAGATCCAGAACTGAGGCTGCCCAGAAAACCAGACAGAATCCTCGTAGTCCGCGCTGTTGCAGTAATGACCGATGTTCAGCACGGCCATGTCGTACAACGGCGCGTCGTCGATGCTGGTGTCGTTGTTTTCGCTACCAAGGAAGTGGAACGGGATGATGCGCCAAGGCTGGCCCGCGCCATTCAGCGGGGTGAATGGAGGGATGACCATAGCCGTCTGGCTTGAACTTTCCTCCCACACCTCCTGGGTGTATACGCCTGCTTCATCCAGGCGAAGCACGCGATACTGGGTAACTTTTTCGCTGCCGAAGCCATCATCGGTGTCGACATCCACGGATTCCTGAAGCACCACCAGGCTAAGCAGGTGCTGACCGCCGACCTTGCGAGTCTTCCAATTCCTGATCGACTCAGCCGGGTAACTCGCAACACTCGCGCGCGCTCGTCCTGCCTGCTCGTCTGCCTTGCTCACTGAGCCAGCCTTCACTGCGGCGTAGTCAACCAGCAGACCATGCCGGCCGACCTCGAGCAGATGCCCGATGACCGACTGCGACTGCTGGTAAACGCTCACGCCCTGCCCGTCGATGTCAGTGGCGACGTAATCCAGTGCACCAGGTACCGTCAGCGTTGGCCAGGTGCGGAATACCGCGCCCACCAGGCTGTGTTTGGTGCGTCCTGTGGCGTTGTAGAACACGGCCCGCTGCTTGTACGACTTATACCGTTCAAGATTCTCAGGGCTGGTGTCGTGCTTGTTGGGCCTGGGCAAGTAAACATCGCCGCGCCCCTTGACCGTCTCGGAGCCCTTGCACACGTCGCGCACCAGCCGCCAACGGGACTGTGCCGCGTCGTACTCCGGGCGGGTGTATGTGACGTCTGCCATTAGCGTGCGAATCCCATTTTGATTGATTTGACCGGCTTCCTGGCACTCTTGGCGACAGCGAAGTACCGGAATGCATCGGAGCCGTGAGACGTCCAGTCATGCAGCGGCTTGTCTTTCCAGCAGCCCTTCTTGTCGTCCCACTCCTTGCGATAGTTCTCAAGGCAGGCAATACCCTCTTCGCACTTCGATTCGTCGAAGGCGCACTTGGATAGAATTTCGCGGGCCTGCTCGATGCCGTCGTCCACCCCGATCTTCGGGACAACCTGGAACGTCATCCGATAAACCTGGCCATCGATCTCGTAACCTTCTCGGGCGATGTCCTTGCGCGTCTTCGCATCACTGCCGAACTCACGGTTCTCGATGTCGTGCGGACCCCAGTGCTCGGAATAGGTGTAACCCTTGTCCTTGAGCACCTTCATGTAATGCCGCAGGCCTTCGCCTGAGTTCTCGTAATAATCGATGACGTGGTACTGCTCGCCAACCTGGCGCACGAACCAAATGGCGGTGGAGTCGCTCACGCCGATGTCCCAAATGGTCATCACCGGCAGGTGGCTGTTGTCGGGCAGAGTGCCGATGCGCTGAGCGGCATACAGCTTGGTGAACTGCTGGGCGTAGTAGGCGCCCTCGACCGACTGCTGGAAGGCCTCAACCGGGATCGACGGGTATTCCCGCTTCATGTCGTCGCCGAGCGTCTTCTCCTTGGCCGCGTACCAGGCGCGCTGCCCGTCATTGGTGACGATCCCGTGCTTGGCGTGCAGTTCGTTGAAGTAGTCGGTCAGGCGCTGCGGGATGACCACGTCAGTCGGGTCAAGCCAGTAGGCCTTGTTCTTCCACCAGGAGAAGAAGAAAAACTTCCAGTCCAGCAGGCCCAGGGGCACGCCGGCAAGCTGCTGCCGTTCCGCACTCTGCGAGTAGTCGAAGAAGTAGCCCGCCCGGCCCTCCGCCGTCGATTCAATCGTGACGAAGCAATCGGTGGCGACAGCCTCGAAGGCGCCGGTGACGATCTCTCTGGCCTTGTGGGGAAATTTGGCGCAGATCTTCCCGAACTCGGATACGTGCAGATACCGTAGAGTCCCGCCCCGGAAGGACGTGGACACGTAGAGCGATCCGCCCTTGCTGAACACAAGCTCACCAGCAGCATCGTTAGAAGCAGGGTTGGCAGCGCGTATCTCAGCAGGAAGGTTGTCGTAGGCGTACTTGACCTTCTCACGGAACAGCCGCTTGGCATCGTTAAGGGTGTGAGCGATCAGTGCGCACTTGGCAGACTCAAATAGCGCCGCGTCCAGCTGGATGATGCAGCACTCAGTGGTGAAGCCAAGTTGCCGGGCCTTCAGGATGATGTTGCGGGTGTGCATCCCATCGAAGTATTCGACCTGCTCGTCCGTCATCCGAAAGCGGACCTTCTTGCCCTGCTTGTCCGTGATGAAGTAGAGGTTGTTCAGGCGCCATCGCTTATCCCGGAGCAGCTTCAAGTGCTCGGGTTTCATATCAGGCTTCCTTCGATAGATCGTCCATCATCTTGGACAGCTCGTCAGCGTCATTGCCGCCGGATTTGGTGTCGAGGTCGTAGGCTTGGCGTTCCAGGGCAACAAGCGTCTTCAGCGTGTCGGCCAGTTCCTTCATGGTCTTGGTGCGATTCGGAAGCGCGCTCATCTTGTTGGCCAGCGCCAGGACATCGGCCATTGCATCACCGTCGTCGTGATCGCCATCCTTCAGTTGAGCGATCAGTTCTTTGATGGTGCCTTGCTCATCGGTCAGCGCCTCCAACTCATCCAGCAGCTTGTTGGTGAGTCGCCGGCTCCGCGAGATGTCGCCCCGGTGAGCCATGCGGATGTTCGCAATGGCTTGGGCGTTAACCTCAATAACGGCCCGATCCGTAACAGCGCGTTCTGCTGTTACATCCGCTGTTACACCCTGTCTTGTTACAAGGTCATTTGCTTTTGCTTTGATCTTCGCAGACAGGTCTTGAACCCATCCGTGCTTCTTTGCGCGCCGGGCAATCGCCACATGGTTTGAGCCTGGGCACGCAACAGCGATCTCACGCAGTGACAGCACACCAGCCCGGAAGAGCTGTTCAATGCGCTCCCAGTCGGGTTGCTTGGTTGTCATCTATATCTCCATAAACGAAAAGACCCCGCACGATGGCGAGGTCTCTTTAATTTCAGCAGGGTTAAGCCAAGGTCAGGACTTCCACGTCAAAAACCTTTTCTTCAGGTTTGTTTTTTTCAAACCACACGCACTTGGCACCATTTTCTGGGCCCATGCCGTACTCGCCCGCGTAGTTGCCAACCTCAGTCACTGTCATTTTTGGACCGCCGCTCTTCAGTTGAACAACTTGACCTTTGGTAATATCCGACATCTTGCACATCCTTGAGTGATTGAATCTCCATCATGGGCGCGGGATGATGTCATTTCAATTGCTCAGCTACTCATCGATTGCCAGCAGCACATCGATTAGCTTCTGCTCACCCAGGCGCATCGCACCGAGACATTGCAGGTCGTCGCACTTAGGGCCGAGGCCGAACACCGTCACCTCTCCCTTGGCGCCGATCAGGGTCAAGGCGCCCACGATGCACTCGGGATGCTCACCCGCATCCAGGTCATCGGCGATCTTGCGCAGGGTCTTGGCTGCATCGCGCCAGTCTTCCCGCTTGAACTCCAGAACCTTGACGGTCATTCGGTCACCATCTGATGTGTTTGTGCGTGGGCGTGACCGTGGAGCAAGCCAACGATCAGGCCTTGGGGCAACCCGGCAGCCTTAGCGGCGTCCACGGCATCAGCAATGGCCTTATCGAGAGCGTTCACAGCAACGTTGATGTCTTGGCTCATCGGTAGCGCGTGGCGCAGGCGGGTGACCTTGCTCATGATGCCTCCAGGGTCAGCACAGTGATCTCGCCCCATACAGGGTGGAAGTCGACATGCTCACCATCCGTGGACTTTAGCGGGGCATCCAGCACAACGGCGATACCAGCCTTGGTGTCGCAGTAGGTCACACCGTCTACACGCTGGCCGTCGATGATCACTTCCCGCCGGCCCCGGCCATCATCCCAGTAGTGGACGTGTTCGCCTGATTGGTCGCTCATGGCGATACCTCGTACTGGAATGCCCGATCAGCAGGCATGGCCGTCACAAACCGGCACCGGTGGGCGTCGAACTCTTCACGGGTCGCAATGGTGCGCTCATACCGGGAGTTCGTCTTTCCGGTGAACCGCTCGCGATGGACGACGACACCCTCACGCAGGAACTCGACTTCAGCCGAACCCAGGAGCTTGGTTACGATTACTTTCATAGCGTCACACGAAGCTGAAGGCCGCCACTGCCAAGACGATGATCACAAGCGCGATCCCGCCGAACAGGGTGACAGTCTTGGAGGAATTAGTATTCGAAGCCATGGCGAAGCCCTCGGCGCATTCCGCGCCACAATTTTGTGAGTTGCGAAAACGTGGCGCGGATTACTGCTTCCGGCGCTCTATACCTTCGGGCGCCTTTGGGCAGCTCATGCAGTGTTCGCAGTTGAGCGTCCGGCAAAGCCAGGCTTTAACCGGCTGCCAGTAAGTGACCATGAAGATGTGCCGAGCACCGGCTAGGGCCAGGGCGACATGCAGCGTCAGCCCGGCAGTGGTCGGGCCGAAGAAGATGTTTTGGCTACGCACCGACACAACGAAGCCAGTGATGGCGATCGTGGTGTAGATCAGCTTCCCAAGGATGCCGTCTCTCACCTTCCCGCTCAGTACGCACCAGGCTGCCCACAGGGCGATCAGGCCGCAGGCGATGGAGTTGATCAGTTCAAGATTCATGGTGGATTGCCTCCCCCGAACCGCTGGCGAATAAGCGCCCAAAGGTCAGCGGCTTTGATGGCTCGGTTGATTGCTGCCAGGAGCGAACCACCGAACGTGCCCAGGAGAAAACCAATCCCGGCGACGATCTTTGGCTCTGTGACATTCAGGTAGGCGCTTACCATGCTCGTCAGATACAGCGAACAGGCAACGCCGGTAACCAAGAACACCATCCAGGCTCGCCAGTCGGACAAGTCGTCCTTGTGCCACCAGCTCGCAACAACGGCCCCAATCAGGCCCGCAATCAACAATTCGAACCTGTCGATCTTGTCGAGCAGGCGCTGTAGATACTCCATGCGCTCTACTCCGTGGGGCATGTTTGGGAATTGATTCGGCTCACACAGCACTCCCAGCTCGGAGCAATGGGTGTGGTGGAGCCGAAAACGAAAAGGCCTCAGTTAGCGCCAGGAATTTCAGGCTGTGCGCAATGCTCAGGCGGTGGCATATGAGCAAAGGTTGCCACCGTCTTGCCGCCTTCTAGCACGTACGTGTTGCCTGCGGGAGAGAACGTTTCAATCTCGCCCTCAATGTCAGCAACGTGAATCTCCGGGATGCCGCCAGGGCCTCGACCAAACGCGATGCTTGATCGGTTGGCGAGATGCACAAGAGTAAAGCTCTTAGATGGATGGCTATCCGAAAGGTCTTCGCCGCCCATCATTTTCAAAGTCAGCATGGTGTCTCTCCTAGTTCTAGTAGTGGTGTTGCGGGCACAAAAAAGCCCCAGCGAATACTGAGGCCCTCAATAGGTGCGCGGTCTTTCCCGCAGTCAGCCAAAGACAATCACTGCGTCGAAGCCCCTATGCATCGATCTCGCTGATCTGGTCTCGCGCCACTCTGGAAGTCAGGTGTGAACAGAGCGCGCGGGCTGCCGGTGTTCTTTCGTGACGCGTGACTTCCGGCGATACTGCGTCCAGGGGTTCCCGAGGGCTGTCCTGGCTACAGGTGTTACTGGCTGGTGAGAGTGGGATCGAACCACTGACCGATCGGTTATTGCATCGCCTCGCCATGCATCTTTGCGTGAGTTTCGCGGTGGCAGTTAGCACAAAGGAGGTCGCATTTATCTAACTCAAGCATCACCTTATCCCACGCTCTAGTTATTCCATTGGCACCAATTGCAAAGTCCTTTTCTATAGGGTCGCGATGATGAAACTCTAGAGCTTGAATGCATCGATCATAACCGCACACATTACATTTATGACCCTTATACTCAACGCACTTCCGCTTCAGCCTTACACGCCAACTGGTAACATTTTTTACGGTCGCCGCGAGCTTTTGTTCGGGTGTCGTAGGATAACGGGCAGTACAAGCTATAGAGCAAAATTTCTGTTCAACTCTTCTGCTTCGATATTTCGCGCCGCAAGGACAATCTCTATCCACATCGGCCGAGCCAGTCCACTTCCCGCTGTATCTGCCTTGGGACTTCAATCGCTTGATCACAGAAGCCTTGATCTTAGCTTTGGTCTCTTCACTGTGTTTCGCCATCCCAGCCTCACCCAGCTAATTTTCTCGAACGGTATCATCCGCAGTAAGAGGTGGTGATGTCCAGCGGCCTGCACGCTCGTTTAAGCACTACCGCCGTGCTACTCACCAATGTGGTGCCGCCACGAGGATTCGAACCCCGGGCCATTCGCTTACAAGGCGACTGCTCTACCGCTGGAGCTATGACGGCGAATTTCAGGCAATAAAAAACCCGGCGCTGGGCCGGGCTTAGAGTTTCGTGTGCGTTTCGCGTTACTTGTGCACTATGGGGAAAGTACGCGCAAAACCCCGTCATGTCAATATGATTATGCCGCCTCTTGATCTTTTTCCGCGTGGATCACCTGCCATAGCGGCTGCTGGGCCTGAATATCCACTTCCTTGATCACTTCTTTCAGGGATTTCCATAGGTCGAGCCAGTCACGCGTCCAGTTCTTCGGGTCGATGGTTACACCGAAGAACGTGTTCATCTCAGCGGCTACCCGCGCCGGCCCCCACTCGGCAGATCCGGCCACCTCCCCCTTGTACGATTGCAGGGCCAGGGTAACCAAGTACTGCGCCTTCACGCGCTTAGCCGAAGTCAGGTCAGGCAGCGCCGCCTTGGCGGTAATCAGTAGCACCGCATTCAGCAGGTGCCGCATGTTCATCGCCGGGTGGTATAGGTAGTGGCCGAACTGCTGGACCTGGAACGGAAGCGTGTCGATGGCGCGCAGCACCTTACCGATGGTGGCCAGGTGCGCGGCGCGGGCGGTGGACCGGCCAGGAGGCGTCCCGCGCGTCTCGCTGATGCTGATCTTCTGGCGCACGACCTGAATGCGCTCTTCCTTGTCCTCCCCCAGCGCAGCAAACACAGCCTCGGCGCGGCGCATGCGCTGCCCCTTCTTGATCGGTGCCGATTGAGCTTTATCGATGGCCACAGCGCTGATAGACGCGTTCGATTCGTGCTGAGCTTCTGTCCATACCTGCCTTGCGTTGATCAGTTTCATGCTGCGAGCCCCTTCTTCAGTTCTTTTGTCTTTGCCCGGTATTCGGCGGTAATCGCCTTCAGCTCATCCACGGTGTACTTCTTGGCCTCATGAGGACCTTCCAGCCACTCGAGAGCCTCGGCGCCGATACGCTTCACCAACTCAATCCGGTAATTCACGATGTTCCCGGAAAGCCGGGTATTGCACGGCGAACACTGGCGATGGCAGTTCATCGGCTCGAAACGCAATGCCGGATTGCTACCCACGGTCCGGTAATGGCCGGCGTCGTACTTACCCTGGTGGTGGCGGCCGCAGCTGACGCACGGCAGTTCCGCGTCACGGGCGCGGACCCAGGCGTTGAAGGCCTGCTGCGTGTCTTTGAGGTGATCCGCCCTGCTCTTCAGCTTCTCCTTGCGGACCTTGATGTCCCGGCGCCCAACTTCAGCCAGGGCTTTCCCGGCGATTGCCCGCCCCTTCTCCGACTGACCATGAGCAATGGCGCACTCGATCTCGCCGCACACTGCCTGACCATTGCGCGCAGGCACGAACATCACCCGGCACTCCGGGCAGCGCTTGCGGCGTGGTGCGCCAGACTTGAGCGGGGTCTTGCGCTGTAGAGGGGTGCGCTTCATGCAGACCTCCAAATCTGGTCGCGCGTCTTAAGGCCATTTTTCTTGGCCTCGCGCTTCACCTTCCGTAGTTCCGCCTGAACCTGCTCGATGGTCATTTCGCCCGAATGGATCTTGGCTACAAGCGATGCTCGAAGCGCTGAACTGTCGGCGACAATCCCCTGGTCTTCGGCGATTTGGAGAGCCACACGCTTATCCGTTCGACGGTCATACCAGTCACGACGACTCATACAGCCTCCTTGGCTTTCTGCTGCTCTGGGGTGAAGTCGCCGCGCAGGGGCATCAGGTTCCTCTCAAGCACAATGGTGTACCCGGCTGATCCAGACGTAGACACAAGCGCATCCCCAGCGACAAACCACCCAGGCTTATCACCCGTGTGACGCACACCGTCGAACCCGTTTACTGCGAAATCAATTCGCTCCCCAGGCAGCAGAAAAGCCACCAGCTCACACGACTTCCCCACATTCTCAGGCGATCGGCTGAACCCAACAATTAGCGCTAGGTCGCCCGGCTTGAAGTTATGGCTCATCAGTACCGCCCTCCCCAATTGTCCTTTTGTGTCCAGCGAACCTGGTGCTCTGCGCCGAAGGCGTGAACCCACTCGATCAACTCGCCGCACTGCTTCACGCTGAGCTTGCTGGTGCGTTCGTAGATGACGTCGAAGCCGTTGCCGTCTACCGCTGGGATCATCTGAGGCTGGTCGCCGGTCTCGCGCAGCCAGGCGGCGGTGAGAAGGCGCTTCCAGATCAAGACATCCCACTTCTTCCCGGCGTGCTCTACCTGGGCGGCGATATCTGCCAGGGCCGCGTGCAGGGCCTTGTTTTGCTCCCCGCTGCGGTCCACGTCGGTGATGGCCAACTTCTTGGGCCTGGCCAGGTCAAGCCCGGCGATGTAGCCCATGGCCTTGTTGCGGTCTGATTCAGTGCGGATCTGGAGGCTGGTCATTGCTTTTCGCTCCGAATGCCGGCCGCTTTTACCCAGCGGCGCATGGAAAGCTCGCAGCCACTCGTTAAGCAGACGCCGTTGGCGAAACCGGTGTGTGTTTTCGGCATGCCGCAGCCGCAGTTACATTTCGGCTTGCGGCCTTGGCGCTTGGGCCGCAACTCCATGTAGCGGATGTGTTCAGCCAGTCCGCCGACTTGACCCCAGCCCGCAGTGCCACCACGCATTGCGGCAGATCGGGCCGCTGACGAAAGCTGATTCAGGTCGGTCATGGCTTCACCTTCAGGCCTTGCGACCGAATTGCTTCTCGGCATTTATTCAGGACGAACTGACGAGTGTTCCAGTTCACGCCATGCACGTCCGGGACCTCAACCACGAGAGCATCTCTAGATGCCCGCCAGCCCTTCTGGAACGACTCCCAATCGGCCTGCGCCATAGGGTCGATGTAGTTGTTGCCCTTTGGCGGCTGGCGGCGATGATCTCGCCCGTTGGTGCGCTCAAACTCTTCACGCATTTTGTCGGTCATGTCCGTTGCTCCGCTGCTTCTGCGATCAATGCAAGGCGCTCAAAGCGCTCGGCGGCCTGGCTGGCAAGATTGGCCAAGTCGGCCTCATCCACCACCGGCATGCACACGAAACGGATGCCGTGCTTGACCATGGTGTTGGCCATCTCAATGGATTGGCGTAGCTGGGCTGGGTTTGCTCGTTTCATCGGGACGCCCTCTTGGCTTCGAGATCGGCTTCGTCTTTTCGAATGGCGCGGGTCATCGTGAAAAGGCAGTAGCCAAAGGAAATTGCGATGGGCGAGAAAAGAATCCAGCCGTTCAGCACCCATGCCTTGCGCCAGGCCAAAGAACCGAGTGCCGCACCGTCGTAAATCCAAGGACCTATCCAAATCGTATTGAGCGGTCCCCAGACCACGGTGAGAAATAGGAAAAGCGCAACCGCGGTGATGAGGCAGCGGATTCCCGCTTTGTCGATGTGATCTTTCATCAGGAAGCCCTCCGCTTGCTGCGCTCTGAGGCGCCTTCGAATACCAGGCCAATGCCGCGGCCTTCCCTCAGCCGGTCAACGCTTCGCTCACCCAGCACCGCGCCCAACTCCTTGGAGTCGATGTTGGAGATGACGATGGTGGGTAACTGGGCCTCGTATCGCCCGTTGATCACGGCGAACAGGGTTGCCAGTTCAAACTCGGTCGGCTTGGTTGCACCCACCTCATCGATGATCAGCAGCGAGGGCTCGACAAGACTGGCGAACGCCTGTGTCTCGGTGTATTCGGCGCGGTCGCCGTAGCTGCCCTTGATGTACTGGAGCAAGCCCCCCACGGTGCGATACACGGCAGTGGCGCTGTGGTTGACGATGACGTGACCTGCGATAGCGGCTGCCAGGTGGGTCTTGCCAGTGCCCGGGGTGCCGGTCATGACGACGCACCGACCTTCCGCCAGGTGCTGCGGGAAGCTCTCGGCATACTCGACACACTTGGCCAGGTTCGCCTCTTGCGCCTTTGTCTCCGCCCAGAAGTCAGCGAAGTTCTTGCCCATGAAACGTTTCGGTATCAGCGAGGCCCCCAGCTTGCGCTCCAGGCGCTCTTCGGCGATGCGGGCATACATCGCACGCTGTTCTTCCTGATCGCGCCTCAGCTGGATGTCAGCGGCGCACCCTGGGCAACCAGAAGGTGTGTCGACGCCCTTACGGATGATTGCTGCATACGCGCCGTGATGACGGCACTCAGCGGCCTGCTTGGAAACAACACCGAATCGGCGCTCAATGTCGTGCACGGTCAAGTCGATGCCCCCGGATTCAGAAGTCATAGGTGCCATCCCCCCGAGGCGTAAGCCCGGCCTTGTAGTCTCGGCTGTCGAAACCGGTGTGGCGTGATTGGGGGAACTGGTGGACGTTGCCAGAAGGCTTCACTTCGTCTTCCCAGCGCTTACCGTTCAGCCAGGTCGCCGGGTGCGGGATGAACTGGCCACCGTCCTTGACCCAGGCCTGAGAGGCGCATTGCTTGGCCAGGCCCTGAGCGATCAGGGTGAACAGGTCGTCAGTCACCTTGAGTTTCTTCCAGGCTTTCTCCGCAGCGGCCTTGCCCTTCTTGTTCGGGTACAACTTCCAGAACTTCGGGAACAGGTCGTCACTCGGCGAAGTCGGCAATGCCGGAGGCGTTGACGGGTTGCGGGTATCAGCAGTCAGGGATCCGGAATCAGGAATCAGAGAATCAGCCGGAGCGCTTCCGACAATGGCAGAAACAGTTCCGCCAAAATCGGTAGTGATACAACCCTCTGACACAGAAGGAATAACCGACTCCGGCTCATTACGATGCGGGTTCTGATGTTTGTCGAAGTTCTCGACCTGAATGAAGCGTTTGGCACCGACCGTGTAGCGAGTGATGAAGCCTTCGGATGCCAGCCAGGCCAGCAAACCTTCGGTATCAATGCAGTCGCGATAGGGGAACAACTCGCCCTTGATGCGGAGTGGACGATCTTCGAGACGCCCTGCTTTGTCAGCGAGAAGCCAGAGACCTTCGAACAGTAGGGTCAGCATTGGATCAGCAACGCCCAAGACTTCGTTCTTGAACAGGGCTGGCTTGATGTTGCGTGCGCGGGCCATTACTTGGCTCCTTTGCCGACAAGGCCGGCCAATTCAAGAAAGCGATCCACGTACCAGTGAGGCTGCGTCTCGCGTGGGCATTGAGGGCTGGTGAGGTTCTTGCCGTAAGTCATGCCCTTCTCGGTCACGGACCAGAAATCGACGGTTTCCTGTTTGGAGTTCTTGCGCTGGAGCAGGGTCAAGAAGCCGTGAGCCTTGAGCGCGAGATTAAAGGCGCGCGCCGTGCTGGCGATGGAGTGATCTTTGATCAGGGCGGTGATTGCCTTGGTAGGCATCGAAGAGCCGCCAGTGGCATCTGGCGCAGCGTCCACCGCGTAGCCCGGGAGGAATTTGGCATCCAGCCCGTTGTTGGTGGCGATCTTGGCCAGCATCATCATCTTGCTGGAGTTGGCGGGCTTCAGCAGACGGTCGAAGCATTCCAGAATGGCGAGCTCGCCGACGATCTTGGAGTTGTTCGGGCCTTGGGCAGAAAAGGTGCCTGTCTTGCGGATGCTCGGCAGGACCTGGCCAACCACCCACTCTTCAAACTTCTCGGCGGCCGGCAGCTTGGACTTCATCACCAGCCGGTACAGGTCGCGCTCTGGGATGATGGTCATGAAACCACCACCCTGTTTCGGGGTAGTGGTCGCAGCCTTGCAATGGCGGGCCACGGCGTTCTCAGGTTTGGAGTAGCCGAGGGCGTCGGCGACATCGCGCGCGACAAACCACGGGTCACCGAGCTTGTCGGTGATGACCCGGATTGCGGCGCCGTCGAAGTCGAACGGAATCACTGAGGAATTGCGCGCCACGTTTTCAGATTGCGAAAAACGTGGCGCGGGATTGTTGGGGGTATTGACGAGATTCGATTGTGTATTCATTATTGCCTCGCTGATGTAGCAATGAGCCAGGCCACGAACCTGGCTTTTTTGTGCCTGTTATTTAGTGAACCTTCGAACCAACAAGCGCGGCCCGATCTGCCATTGCGACGGCATGAGCGGCAAGGGACCGGCAGAAGGTTTCGAATGACTCGGCGTAAACTTGGTCTTTCTGGTCAAACACGCCATCGGCGAAAACCTTCCCGCCTAAGCCGGCTACGAGCCCAAAGCTCGTTGAGATACCGGCGAACACCTGCAAGGCATCGTCAATACCAGAGCCAACCTGCTTAACAGCCAGAAGGCCGTAGCGACTCGACAGCTCAATCAATGCGCGATCACGCCAAGGCTGATCCAGGGCTGCAACCCACGACTCCTCAATCCACGAAGGGATCTCGATGCGGTCACCACTGTCGTCGAGCCAACGCTCTACACGCTTGCTCCAGGCCTTGTAGGCGCGACCGTATGCCTGCATGTCTGCGGTTTTGGTCATACCCTGTAAATCAGGGAATCCCTTTTCCTTGCAGCGCTCTGGCGCTCGCGTAAACAGCTGGTGATTGAGCTGCTCGGCGAAGCCGTCCTGGCTCATGCTCGTTCTCGCGATCATGTCGCGCGCAATGGCGACCAAGACCGCATCGCGTGTTTCGTGTCGCAAGTTCGACGTTTGCATGGGGACTGCTCTCTTCTAATCTGGCTTCAATGGAACGGCGGACAGGGATGTCGCTCAGGCTGCCTGCGGTCTTTTCACCCTTGGCGGGTAAAGGTCTGGCCGAAGCTCCGAGCGGTGAACCCCGGTTAATTTCTCGATCTCCAGCACTCGCTCGGCAGGAACGCGCCCCGTGGCGCACATCTTCTGCACTGCTTGTGGCGTGACCTTCAGTGACCGAGCTAAGGCGGATTGGCCGCCAGCAGCTTTCGCGGCCTTCTGGATTGCTGTCTGCGTCATACGCACCTCAAAGTTACAGCTACAACCTAAGGTTAACCCATGGACGTATTTATCTACAACTCAAATTCGCAATTACATCTACAACCGTTGTTTGTATGATTCGACGATGAAAAATATCGGTGAGCGCATTGCACAAAAAAGAGAGTCGGCAGGCCTTAGCCAGTCGGAGTTGGCCCGTCGTTTGGGGCTGAGCCCTCAGGCTGTCCAGAAGTGGGAGGCTGGCGTTTCTACGCCGCGGAACAGCAAGCTGGGCGACCTGGCTGAGGCGCTCGGGACTTCGATGGGCTATCTAATAGATGGCGGTCCCGCCGAACCAGGCAGAACCGCCCCCGACTCGAATGCCAGCTCTATGAAGCCCATTGATGGCTGGGACGAGAAAACCCCGCTCGACGATGACGAGGTTGAGGTTCCGTTTCTGCGCGAAGTCGAACTGGCTGCAGGATCGGGCCGGTTCGTGATCCAGGAGGACGAGGGGGAAAGCCTTCGCTTCCGCAAGAAGAACCTTCGCGAAAACGGCGTTCAGTTCAGCAATGCCAAGTGCGTGACGGTCCGGGGCAATAGCATGACTCCGGTTTTGCGTGACGGTGCGACTGTGGGGATCGACTTGGGCAAAACGAGCCTGGGCGACATCATTGATGGCGACCTCTATGCCATAAACCACAATGGCCAGATGCGCGTTAAGCAGGTTTTCCGGCTTCCGTCAGGGATCAGATTGCGGAGCTTTAACCGCGATGACCACCCGGACGAGGACTACAGCTTCCAGCAGATGCAGGATGAGCAGATCGGCATTCTGGGGCACGTATTCTGGTGGGGCATGTACGCACGTTAAAACTGAGGCGGAGTACATCTCACCTCCTAAAATCTCATCATGTGGCATAGGGAAGCGCCGTGAACCAACCAATAAAAATCAAAAACGAAGGCGATGCGTTTGAGGCGATTGAACGCTTCCTAGCGGGAGGTGCATTCCCCGAAGGCATTGTTCTGGAAGGTTGGCCAAAGCTCAAAGTCAGGCTGGTGGGTGAAAAATTTCACTCGAGCCTTACGCCCAGCGTGATGAAATCCTTCATTGAGCTGCAGAATTTAGTCTATAAATCCTATGCAATTGCCCAGTACGATACGGAAGACACGCGACGCCTCTCAAAGGAAGAGCGTGACGAACTGGAAATTGAGGTAAAGGTCGAAGAAGGATCTGCGATCTTCGAAATTGACCTTCAGGACGTATTGCTAAAATTCGCCGAGAAGGCAGGAGAAACAATGCCACCCGAACTGATCGTTGCGACGATCCTTGGCCTGGGCGTGCTCTGGGCGGGCAAGACCTCGTACACGGCCTATCTGAACTATCGAAAAGACATCCGAGCCTCTGAAGCAAAAACGGAAGAGCAAAGAGACGTCCTCTCTTCTGTAGAGGCAATGTCAAAACAGGAAACCGCTCGACTCGAAGTGCTGACCAAGCTTTTGGTGGCGCAACCGAAGCTGCAAACCGTGAATCGAGAGGCCTACGACACCCGAACCGAAATGCTCAGAGGATTCTCTACGGCAGAAGAGGCAACTATAAGCGAAGTTGTGATCCCGCAAGATGCTGCGCAGGAATTGGTCACGAACGCCCGCAGAAAGGCTGTAGAGAAGCGCCTGGATGGATATTATCGAATCACGCGTGTTGACTCATCAAATCCTGACGTATTCAAGGTTAAGGTGCGCCGGCATAAGTCTCTTGATGAGTTCGAAGCCGTTGTCGAGGATACGTCACTGACAGGCGACAAAAAAGAAATCCTGCAATACGCCGAATGGGAGAGAACCACCGTTTATCTGAGCATAAATGCGAAGGAAATGGATGGCGATATCAAACAGGCCGTGGTCCTCGACGTGGTACGAAAAGACCCTCCAGACTGAGAGTGCACTTCAACTCAAGCCCGGCCCAGTGCCGGGCTTCTTGTTTCTGGCGAGCGCCCTGCTCTGCTATGGTGGCGCCCTCTGATCGCAATGGAAGCATCGAAGAATGGACTCATGGAAGACCCTGACAGCCGCCCTACTGTTGTCAGTCAGCACGCAGGCCGTATCAGGTGATGGGGCCAACCCTATCGCCGCCGCGATATTTCTCACAATTTGCGCGCCGACCCTTTTAATTGGGGCTACCACGTCTCTCACGACCGAGCCGCCTGAGATTTTCAAGTCAGCCAAGACCGACGCCCTGGCCTTCGTTGGTTCAGATGGGGAGATTCGCGGCGCTGAGTTTGAGCAGGCTTCCAGGTACTACAGAGCGACCTACAGCTCGCCTTTGATGAGCGACATGCAACTGGCCCAGGCAATTGCATCGTCCTTCTGAACTCAGCGCCGGGTTTCTTGTATCTGCCCTTCCCGATCTGGGCTCTCTTCCCTCCAGGTCTGCAGCCGCAGCTCTTGAAAAGTCCCGTTCGTATTTTTGATACGTATCGAGGCGTTCTTGCCGGCAAGAAGCTCGGCCGCCATCGTAATTAGCTCTTCCTTTGTGAAAGCCTCAATTGTCGGGCGTGTGTTGCGCGCCCTGAACATAGCCCAGCCTGTACTCGTTCTCTCAATGCGGTAGGTATTCATGAGTTCTTCCCTAGAGATCTCGAGCATACACGGTCGCCGCAATTCGGCCTGAAAATTCAGAATGCCGAGGGTCAACGCCCGTTAATGGTGGCTGTACGCCACGAATGGTAGAGTGCTGACTCAATTACGGGAGGGATCCAATGAAAGGATTTGGGATATTCGCGCTGATCGTCGGCGCTTGCTGGCTAGTCTTCGCGCTGTGCATGGATGTTTCAGTGCTGACTGGCGCCGGCGGGCGAGTGAACAACCTGGGGCTGATGGCTGACCGCCAGATCCACACTATTGTTGGTGGGGTGATTGCGCTGGCTGGGCTGCTCATGGTTTTGCTGGGAGGTAAAGGCTCCCAGGCTGCCGCTCAGGTAGAGAAAGATACTCGCCCCTGCCCTATGTGTGCCGAGAGCATCAAGTCTGCAGCGGTCAAGTGCAAGCACTGCGGCGCTGATGTTGAGCCAGTAGCCGTCCCGCGCCTTAAAAATGGATGGGTTGCAACAACTGCCTGTCGTGACGAAGAAGAGCAGCAGCGAACCATTGAAGCCATTACCAGTACCGGGCTTCCGGTTGTTTCAATGATTGGCCTAGCTGTGGGTGCCGGCCCATTTGAAACGAAGGAAGAAGCCAAGCAAGCCCTGGTCACGATGCGCGACGGCCCAAGGCTGTTCAGCGAGATCATCTATAGAGACTCGGTGAGCGGAAAGTACCCACCAATTAACGACTGACCACCGAGAGTCGGCAGAGCCCGCCAAGTGCGGGCTTTTTCATGCCTGCGATTCGGACCTACAACCATGACAAAACTCATCAACAACTTTAAATCGAAAAATCTACAACCAAAAGACTTGCAAGCTGTAACTTATGGTTGTAGATTTACCTCCATCGAGACCCAACAGGGACTCGCTAGGGCCTCACAGCCCGCCGCTCTTTAACAGCACGGGAACCTCGCAGATCGATCCCCAGCAATGGGCACAGCGCGAGCAATAAATTCGATCTCCACGCCAGCTCTGGAACTGGCCGTGCTCACCAGATGTGAGTACGCGAAACCACGCAAGCCGGTCGGCGAAGAACACCGTCCACGAAATGTGTGACGCCGGCCAGAGATATGAATCGGGCGATGCGCGTGGTGGAGAAACGAAATCTGGCAATTTTTTGCCATGGTTCGACTGGACAGCATCACTGAGCAGCCTTCTCGCGAGGGCTGCTTGGGATGACAACCAGGAGCATCAGCATGCAAATCAATCAGAAGAAAACGGTGCAGGTCGACGTGACTGAGCTGCATCTCCACATCAAGGTCCGCGACGGGTTCGCGGCTGGCCTGAAAGACGCACAGGGCGATGAAGTCGGCAGCTATGAAGGCTACGTGCCGGACTTCTTCCCGGGTGAGCACTACGGCGACTATCTGATCCTGAATATCGACCTGGAGACAGGCCAGATCAAGAACTGGAAGAAGCCGGTTGCCGCCGACATCGAGAAGATGATCGAAGCGAGCGACGACTGACGGACCTTTTCACTGATGCCCATCCAGAGCGGTGGGTAGCGGGAAAACAACCGAGGGCAAGACGATGGCCTACTACAAGACAAGCGATGCCGGTGTCCTGGCAGCCTGGAAAACTTACACCGAAGGCTGCGACCGGCTTCAGGTGTCTGCAGATGCCTTTGCAGCGACCTTCCCGGGTGCAAAAGCATTGATTCGCACGGACTGGCATAGCGGCAGGAGCTTCTACGGTCTGAGCTTCAATCCTCGGATGCCGCAGCCGCTCTGGACCAAGCCGGACGAGAAGACAGGATTTTCCCAGTTCCCGCGCCGCTCTTTGCCGCCTGGAACAAAAGGCGAAGAGCGAAAAGCGCTGAACGCCGAGCTTAAAAAACTCAACGATGACTTCAAAGAACGCAGGCCGAAGGAGACGTCTGACATGCAGCCCTTCCTTGATTCAATGGGCTTGGGTGGTGGCGCGCTGTTCTTTGCTGGCTACAAGCACATCGTGACCGACGATTGCATCTATATCAGCACATCCGCAAAGCCGAATGACGCGCTGACCGAAATCCTTGGTAGCGAATTCGAGGCTGCCGAAAAAGCCAGCTGAACAACCAGCGCCACGACAGCCTGTCGTTAACTGCCCTATACCGGTGATGGTTGAGGTCCTGGGTGGTCAGGACGAAGCCGGTTAACCCACCCGATCCTCTCTATGAGAGCGCATCGGGGTGTGATCTGACGCTAAGTCTCGGGCAGCGGATGTGCCAACCGGTCGCCTTCAGGGCTACCCCTTCCGCCTAATGCCGGTTGAGCCCCGGCCAGATCACACCCCGATGCGGACGAAACTGCGGCCTATAACCGCCCACCTGCATCACCGCAACAAGCAGATGAATGCCCGGGCTGACGGGCTCACGTACGGGAAAACACCCCTGATGTAGTTCAGGGATCGGATGCGAAAGCATAGTCCGCCGGTAACGGTGGAACGGTCAGACCCGCTTGATGCTAGTGAATCGACACTTACAGATCGTTAAACGTAGGCAGGTTTGAGTCCTGTCATGCCGGGATCAGCTCCGGTCATCTGCATCACCCATTCTCATAGGTGGCCACTGCCTGCCCAGTGAGCGAACAACGGAGACAACAATCATGGACTAGCCAATAGCTGCCCGACGCCTCATGCGCCCGGCAGGCTGTTACGTAAAGAGGGAAAAGCCCGGTTTCGACTGGGCTTTTTTACGCGCCTCTATTACGTCAGCACTCCTCCCCCGCGCCCATCGGCAACCAGCGGGAGGCATGAGTGTTGACGAATACAGGTGAACCAACCGGAGATTGTGATGAAAACCAAAGAAATAACCTTTACCGCATCCAGCATCTTGTCGGAACCCACCAGCAGCAATTGGCTTCGCGTTACCGCCGATGCTGATCCCTCGGATGTTCTCCAGTGCTTCGAGCTGGGCGAGGTGATCGAAGAGTTCGACGCCTACGACCTGCTTGAGCATATGGGCATCGCCAAGGTGCGCGAATGGCTTGAAGCCAACGAATAACCAGCCTAACCGGGTGAACCAAAAAATGGAGAGATTCATGCCTGAGCAACGAGCGCCATATCCACGGTCGGCGGATAACGCCGACCAGATGAACCTGCCCGAGGGCAAGACCTGCGGCGACTGCGTGCACTGCAAGCGCTGCACCGCGATGTTCGGCCACATCCCTGATGACGAGTCTTGCGACTGGAGCCCTTCGCGCTTTCGTGAAGCTATTTCGATCGCAGTCTCCGCCTAACCCCAAACACTGGAGGTCGCCATGAGCGATTGGAAGGAAATTGCGAGTGCGCCGCGTGATGGCACCGAAATCATTCTGCGCAAAGGCGACCGGGTAACAGCTGGGGCCTGGATTGAATGGACCAAATCAGAAGCAGAGTTCCACTCAAATGGCACTTACCTGGGCAATTACGAGTATGACTCCGGCGCTTGCTGGTCGTCGTGGGATGGCGGCTTCTGCGATGACGACGAGCCCACCCACTGGCAGCCAGTGCCCGCCCCGCCCACCGAATAACGCCACCCTGGAGGCAATCATGGAGCACGAAATAGTTGTTGAGGGGTTTGTCCTCCAGGTGGAGGTGACTCACTGCGTGAACGAGCCTGCGCGGCCTGGGACGTGGGATAGCGACTGGGACGCCCAGGGCGAACGCGAGCTGGAGTTCAAGCTGGTGTCGGGCATCTGCTACGACGAAGACGGGGTTCGGATGGACGTGCCGGACTATCAACTGCCGGTGCTGGCCCGCCAGTACGGCCCGCAAATCACCCTGGCTCTGTGGCAAGAGATTGACTCTCGCAAGCGCCGGGAACGGTGGGCAGCATGAAAACTCCACAAGAACAGGCCGTAGCCAATCACGAATTGGCCGTCGGCATGCTTGAAGGCTACATAGCCAGGGTGATTGATCCCGATTGCAGCCCTATCGCGGTCAAGGCTTCGGCCAACACCGCCCTTTTGATCTTCCGCACCCTTGGCGTTATTGACGCTACCGAGGATGCCCACTACACCGAGCGCCTGCACCGTGTATACGAGCGCAGGCAAGGACGGCCAGCATGATCGCGATCATTGCCCGAAACCATAAAGCACTATCCCAAGCCCTGCACCGTCAGGGCTTTTCTTTGGTCGCGGATCTGCCTACGCGGGTTCGCATCACTCAGCGGCGCGGCATGCTGATTGCGAGGGTGTCATGACAATGATTTGCAGTAAATGCAACAGGTTCGGCATCCACTGGGTTGGCCCATACGGAAACCTGACCGGCACCAAGTGTCCGCATTGTGGTGGGGAAAACTGCCAAGAAGATGTGCAGCCCGTAGACCAATGCTCCGAATGCGGTAGCGAGGTGTGCAATGGCGAGTGCTTCGGTGACGACATGATGGGGGCTTCAGGATGACCAGTTACCAAAGAGCCAAGCGCTACTGCTTCTGGCGCGGGTCTGCCATAGCGCTCGCATTCTTTACTTTCGTGATGTTGATCGGCGCCCTCGCTGATCGAATTACTCAATAGGTAGCCGAAATGACCGAAGTCAAACACACGCCTGGTCCCTGGGTCGTCGACCCTGATTCACCTACTGATATCTCGCCAGCCGATGATCTGCGCTTGGGTATCGCATCTATCAGTCATGCCGACGAGGCCGGCGGACGATGGGAATTCGGAGAGCAATCCAAGGCCAACGCCAAGCTGATCGCCGCCGCGCCGAACCTGCTTGCCGCCCTCCAGCTTGCACTTGATGCGCTGGCCCACTGCGCAGCCGACAAGGGTTATCAGACCCTCCAGAACAAAGCGGCCCACGCAGCAAACCGCGCAATCGCCAAAGCCACCCAATAACCCCCTTCACAGCGCCCCTCTCCGGTGGCGCGGAGAGATAGTCATGTCCGATAAAAACATGCAGATCTGGAGCAAGGTCGATAAAACCGACACCAGGTTTACCAAAAAAGCCAAGGTCAACGGCCAAGACATCACCAGCCTGAGCGGTACTGCGATGGTCATGAAGGCCACCGAACTGTTTGGCCCTGTGGGCATTGGCTGGGGCTGGCGGATTGTTGAAGAACGCTTCGATGAAGGTCATGAAATTTTCATCGGCGAAGGCGACAAGCGCGCCTGCATCGGTCGCGAGATCGGGCACACGGTGAAAATTGCCCTTTGGTTCATGCAGGAAGACAAGCGCGGGGAGATAGAGCAGTACGGCTGCACCCGCTACCAGTACAAGACCAGCTATGGCATGACTACCGACGGCGAAGCTCCGAAAAAGTCGCTGACTGATGCCATCAAGAAGGCACTGTCCATGCTCGGTTTCAGCGCGGACGTGTTCCTTGGCCTGTTTGATGACCAGGACTACGTTCAGCAGCTCCAGGCGGAGCAGGCAATCGAGCAAGCAGAGGACCGGGATGCCGAGATCGAACGCCAGAAGCAGGAGCGTCTGGACTACATCAAGTCGGTGGTCGAGACCATGCAGGGCGCTCAGTCGATGCAGGAGCTGAAAAAGCTCCACGACCACGCAGTTCGCCGGCTTACCACCCGAAACGATGACACTGCCATCAAGCGCATAGCCAAAGAGCTTCGCGACCTCACCCCTAAATTCACTCAGGAGTCAGCAGCATGACGCAACTCTACGCACTGACTGGCAAGTTCGCCGAACTCCAGGCCATGGCCGACACCGATGATGAGGGCCTGAAAGAGGCCTTGCAGAACGCAATGGACGAAGTTCAAGGCGACTTCAACACCAAGGCCGACAACATCGTCATGCTACGCCGCAACATCGAAAGTGACGTGACGGCCATCGACAACGAAATCGAGCGCCTGGCTGAACTCAAGCGGATCAAGTCCAACAGCGTGTCGCAGATCAGCGACTACCTGCGCCGCAACATGGAAGCCGCCAACATCAAGTCAATTAAGCGCCCGCTGTTCACCATCACACTGGCCATGGGCAGCGAACGGGTGATCGTGGACAACGAAGATGCGGTGCCGGACGAACTGACCACTGTGAAGTCGAGCATTGCTCCGGACAAAAAGGCCATTGCCGCCAAGCTCAAGGAGATCCGCGAGCATAACGATGCGGTACGCAAGCGCATGGCAGCCGGTGAAGACTCTGAACACGAACTTCTACCCGAACCTACCTGGGCTCACTTAGAGCGCGGCGACAGTTCGATCCGAATCAAGTGAGGTCGCCATGTACGTCAGTAACCACCTAAGCCTGGTAGAGCAGCACCGCCAGGACGCAGTTTCAATCTCGGAGCGCACGGCACAGTTCCTGGCGTCGGGTGGTGCCGTCGCCCAGGTGCCGAGCATGTCAGGCAACCCGGTGCCGCCGAAGCGCGCAACCAAGATTGATCCCGAAACGATCCTCAAGCGCCGAAAGCCAGCTATCACAGCGGCAGAACGCAAGGCGCTGCGCAAACTTGCGGAGGCGTTATGAAAAAGCGCAAGCCTCACAACCTGCGGGAGCGCATTGCCAGATCGTGCCGCTCCCTGCTGGCCACCAACCATGTCGCAGTGGTCAACATCGACCCCAGTGGCCGCCAGGGCATGATCAACTACAAGTCGCTGAAGAACATCGCTCCGGGGAAGATTGGCCAGGCCGTTTGCGGTATCCCCCACCGCTGGACGATCTACCTCAGCGCACTTTGCATCGACGCCCGCGGCGACCGCTACAGCAAGTCGGTGGAAGTCGCGCCGGATGGCAACTACCTCTCCGACCACCTGGAAGACGTGATCGAGCATTGCTACAAGAAGCTGCGCGACGAGGCCAATCAAAGCCAGATGGTGGCCTCGGGCTGGATCGCCATTCCCGAAGCGATATCGCTCGACGAGGCGCACGCAGCGCGAATCTTCGAAGCGGTCGGCGCTTGGCACCAGGTGAAGGTCGATTCATGCGCCGCATAGCCCGCACCCAGCAACGCAAACGTCAAACCTGGCTCGCACTGCCGGCCAGCGGAATAGAAGAGGTAGGCCATGGCAAAGACTGTGCAGGAACGCTCGGCCAAAACTGCCAGGAAGCGCGTGGCGAACGCCGAAGAGGAATTGAGGCTCAGGGTTCGACCCGGCACTCGCCAGGCACTGGCCGACCTGATGGAGTGGTCAGGCATTACTGAGCAGGGCGAGGCGATGACGCTGATGATTCATCACCTGCATGCCATGGGCTCGAAAGCCACATTCCTGCTTGATCCGCCGCGCCACGAATTCACGATATCCGAAAACGTGGGGCGGGAATTCCGCAACAAAAGCCTTCTCGCCATCCAGAAAGACCCGGGCGACGAGATCATCGAACCCGCATAACCCACCCTACTCGCTGCATCCGGTAACCGGAGGGCGGCGCCTGACTGGAGATAATCCAATGCAAATTCAACGCGAAGGTCGCGTGTCGTTCGGCGAGGCGCGCCTGGCTGTGTGGGAGGAAGGTATTCCTCGCGAGTGGGACGCCAAGGTGGTCTGGGAGCGCAAGTTCAAGCGCGAAGTGTTCAAGCGGATCATTCAAACGCTCAATCGTATCGGATGGACCGTCGGCGAGCAGACCCACATCTTCACTGGCAACAATTCACGTCATTGCGTGAAAGGCGATCTGCAAGCCGACCTCAAGATCTGCGGGCGCAGCATTGAACTGGAGTTCTTCCAGGCAGTGAACACGCCGGATCGCGCTGATCATAGCGGGCGGTACCAAAGCGACAAAGAAAAGCACATGCCGTACCTGGCTCGCCTGGAAATGCAGCGTACCCGCACCCGCATTCGTGACTATTTGTGTAACGTCTTCACGGGCTACACGTTCAAGGCGTCAGATCGGAAGTGCGGTTTAGGCGGCATGACCAACATCGAGTGGATCAATGCCGACTATGTAAGCAAGCGCCGCTTCGGTCCGCCAGACATTCCCGCTGCCGATTACAACTCGGTATCAGGCGACAAGAAAACCATTCAGCATGGCTCGCAGGTTTGGACGACTGACCGCAAAGGCCGCTGGTACCAGGGCACCGCGTTCGTAAACATCAACAACATGTGGTGGGTGGCTTACGGAAAATACGGATACACCAACAAGGCGTGCTTTGAGCTCTTTGTTGACCGGCCGGCGGACATCAGGACCAAGAAAAACGAGCGGGCCCGCCGCCAGCGCTTGGAAGACATGATCGCCAGAGCAGTGGCCGGGATGAACTATCAGCGGGCCGAGGTTCTGCGCAAGGTTCTTTTTCCTGAGCCTGAGCCGCTGTTCATGATTCTTAACGTGAAAGACGGGGTGTATTTCCGGCCCAACTACAGCGGATACACCAGTGACACGATCAGGGCTGGCAAGTACACCCGCGCGGAGCTGAAGCTTTATCTGGGCGACGCTGACGAAAAAGACGACCTAAAGGCCGTGCCGATTTCTCAGGCCGCCTGATCCGGCTCCATGCCGGTCACCCGTAATACCCCATATCAACGAATCACGCCAGCCGGCGAGGCAGCCGGCTGCACGGAGGATAAATGAATGAGCTGGCTCTTTTCGCAGGCTCTGGTGGCGGAATACTCGGCGGTCACCTGCTCGGGTGGCGTACCGTCTGCGCCGTTGAACGTGATGCCTACTCCGCACAAGTTCTGGCGCAACGACAAAACGATGGAGCCCTCCCAGCTTTCCCGATTTGGTCTGACGTGTGCAGTTTTGACGGAAGACCATGGCGCGGCCTTGTTGACGTGGTTTCTGGCGGATTCCCGTGTCAGGACATATCAGCTGCCGGAAATGGTGACGGTATCGACGGTGCTCGCTCAGGTCTCTGGCGAGAAATGGCGCGAATCATCGGCGAGGTACGACCTCATTACGTCTACGTGGAAAACTCACCTTTGCTTGTGGGACGAGGACTTGCCGTGGTCCTCGGTGACCTTGCCGAAATGGGGTATGACGCGCAGTGGTGCATTGTTTCAGCATCCGACTGCGGAGCGCCCCATCAGCGGGAACGTTGCTGGGTTGTGGCCCACGATAACGGTACATGGCAACCACAACCAGCCGGGCAGCAGCAAGAATGCCGGCTGGGGCCTGAGCAGTGCAGTGAAACAATGGCCAACGCCAACGGCAACACTGGCCACGAAGGGCGGCAGGGTGACGCCGCGCAAGAGCCGGGAAGGCGGAACACTGATCGAAGCGGTATCCGCCCGGTCCTGGCCGACGCCGTGCGCGAGCGCGAGCGCGAGCGCGAGCAAAGGATCGTCACCGGCGAGTCTGATACGCAAGTCCGGAAAGAGCCGCGTAAACGACCGGATCGACCATGCAGTGATGGCTTCAGACGGTGGCCAGCTGAACCCGGAATGGGTCGAGTGGCTGATGGGGTGGCCCATCGGGTGGACAGAATTAAAGCCCTTGGCAATGGACAAGTTCCGCGAGTGGCAGCAACAGCATTCCCCCTGCTCTCGATCGACAACGACTGACGCCGCATAACTCCCCAACTCCACCGCCAGGGCATGGCCCGGCAAGGAAATAACTGTGTCCGAAGTAAAGAAGCTCATCACCAGGTGGAGCCGTGACTTCCAGGGCAATTTGCAAGAAGACCCCAACGGCTCCTGGGTTCTCGCAGCAGATGCGGCTATTCGCGACAAGCGACTGATGGACAAGATCGATGAGCTGCAACAGCGCCTGACCGCAGCGGATGAGCGGGCGGATGTGCTGGAGGCCGTTTCAGTTAAGCAGGCTGCGCTTCTCGACGAGCTTGGTATTCCTCTTGATGAGGTTGATGACCTGTTCGGCGAAACGCTAAAGAACGCTAAGCGATATGAGTATTTGCGATCGGTTATGGCAGTCGAAAACTTTCCGGCTCCGCACCCGGCATGGTCTGAGCCCTCAGAAGTCGAGAGTAAGCGCATCGACGATCTTTGCGACGCAGCGATCAAGCCATAACCCAACTCCCCACCTACTGCTGGTGCCTGCTGGCACTGGCACAACTGATTTGCTGAGGTGATTTATGTTTTCGAATGACCCCTACGAAGACCTTGAAAAAGCTGCTCGTGCGGCAACGAAAGGCAGGAACTTTGATCGGTTGCCTGCTGCCGGTGGTGGCCTGAAATATGAGTGCTTAGGTGACGACGGCACGCTGGTTCTGAAGGTCGATCACAAAAACAACGAGTTCGGATTCGTTGGCGAAAAAGGTGAGCAGGACGAAGCGTTCTTTCTCAAATGCACGCCGGACATAGTGCTCAACCTGATAGCTGAGTTGCGCCAGTTCAAAGCAGAGGCAGCCAAGCCATGACCACCAGCCAAATGATTGACGGCGTGCCGCGTGAGCTGCTGGAGCGTTGCGCCCGCGAGCTATCCATAGGCATTGGCCCAGCTCCGAAGAATCGAGCGCAAGAGCTGCGCGCCCTGCTGGATAAGACCGATGCCGGAATATCGGCATCGACGCCCCAGGGCGAGCCGGTGGCGTTTCTTGATATTGGCGCTGGCGGGTATGTTGATCTAGGTACAGATCAGCCCTTAGAAGCGCTAGAGAAACTTCCGTATGGGCGACACATGCTTGGGATTATCGGAACTTACGGGGCGGATGGTTGGCAGCCCATCGTTAAGCATCCGACTACAGAGATTGAACCAGTGGCATACGCGGTGTTAGCCGATAATGGGAATATCCGAGTATGGTCGCGCTCACCTGAAGTGGTCGAAATTATTTGCGGTCAGGGCTTAACTCCAGTGCCGCTCTACGCCGAGCAGCCCGCGCCGGTAGCGGTGGTGCTGCCTGAGATCGACGAGTCTGCTATTGATGATCTGGCCGGAAGCTCGTGCCAAGAGGCTCTTGCATTCGGCGTACATCAAGATGTCTTCGCTCGACTGGCCCGCACAGTTCACAAGCGCACTCTCGACGAAGTAACCCGCCTCAACCCCTCTCTGTAACCCCTCCCCCTTCAAAGTCAGCCGCTATAGCGGCAAGGACGAACTCGCATGAAAAAAATGTACTGGATTCTCCGCGCCGCTCT